ATTCTCAAAATGACAGAATCGGAAATCGAAAGTCTTACAAAAGCCAATAAAACGGCGCTGGAAAAGATTTTCTCAGCATTGGCCAATTCTAAGCCAATTTGATTAATGGGGCATAATGCCCCATTTTATTTTAATTAACTGGAGATAATATGTTTTTTAATTTGCCAAGTTTTGCAGATAAACCCGTAATAATGACATTTGACCAATTGGGGATTAATCCACAGGATTATAATGGCATGAGTTTTGACAAAATCCGGCCTGAATATATTAATATTGCTGCTGATTATCTGCTTGATATGACTGGTGATTATGATTATGAGACATTTGGCCATTATGAATGGGAAATTGATTATGTCCAGCGATTAATTAAAATCCCTAGATCTGCATTTGTTTAATAATAAACCCCGATTATATCGGGGTTTTATTTTGTCCCAAAATGTGTACTTTTGTTTCTCACACAAGAATGAATACTTTTGTTTGCAGGCTTGCGCCAAAATTATAGCATAATTTTCGGGTGCGTGTCAAGCACTGTTACAAACTGTTACAATTGGGTGTTGTTTTTTGCCACCTGGCACGATTCTTGCGCCAAAACTTCCGGGTCATAATTATACTGATCGGTCTAGATTGTGACTGCACAGTATGGATTGTGGCTGAACGGTCTGGTCGGCGACTGATCGGTGCAGATTGTGACTGTACGCTCCAGTTTGTGACTGTTGGGTCACTTTCTGACCTCACCAGTCAGCATGCATAATCATGCTGCGCCAGTGCAAATCCTTGTCAAGTGCAAAACCTTGGTGGCCGTGCGCCAGTGGTAAAGCTTGTGCGCCAAATTATAAGTGGTAAAACTTTACAAAGTCAAGTGCAAATTTTTTTATTTGAACGCACAACCCAAGTTTTGTATAATATTAGTATTGATTGAAAGGAATGGCACATGACAACACGTGATTTTTTCGCAGATTTTGCTTACGACCAGTACTCGGAATTTGTGGACCACGAACTTCGCGAAATTTTCCAGTGTAGCGACACACACCCCGAAAATTTTGAATTTGACGATGTTCCATTTTAACAGTATAATAATATCTTTAACAGCGCAGAAACCAAACAAAAGGACATATGATGACTGACGTTACCAAAACCAACTACACCCCCGAACAAACCACCCAACTGGTTGCTGGCTACCAAGCAGGCGAAACCGTTGAGCAACTGGCCGAGGCACTGGGCAAAACCGTGCGATCGGTGGTTGCCAAGCTCAGCCGTGAAGGTGTATACGTGGCCAAAACTAAGACCACTGGCCAAGCCCGTGTGAAAAAAGCCGAACTGGTTGACAAGCTGGCAGGTGCATGTGGTGTGGCTCCAGAAGTGTTTGAAAGCTTGGAAAAAGCCAATCACGATGTGCTTGAAGCACTGGTTGCCCGACTTGGGTGATCTTAGGGGTCAGAAAATACTAACTTGAACATCTGACCCCTTTGGTGTATAATATATACTTAGACAGTCGGGAAGGGCTTAATGAATACCAAACGAACAATCAGTTTGGTGCCCGTTCCGTGACAGCAGCCCACCTCACTAACCAGCGATTACTCGACGTCGTATCTGTGTGGCTAGTCTGATTGCAACGAGTGTCTAATTTTTCTCTTGAACTATAAGTTAATTTACTGTATAATTATTATATGAATTGGGTGACAGCGGTCTGATTTGACAGATGCGTCTTAATTGTGGGGAAAACCGAGCCACAGCCCCGAGCAACCATAATAAATTGTTTAGACAGTGTGCACCTGGTTGTGCTAGTGTTTGTATGTGGATAAACCAAGATGCTGGGACCGGCCGGCCTTCAGCGGTCTGTAATGCCACAACTATACTAGACATTTGTTAAGCAATTTATTATGGGTGTTATGAGACCAGACGTTTTTAACAAACTGGATAACAACTTAATTGGTGGCGAAATTCCTCTACCACCAGCCAACTTAACCCTCTGACGAGCTGATGCAAGTTCAGCGAAACTCTAAGGCCCGTAGCAATTGTGCGAGTGTTTCCCACCACTCCGGTTGCCGCGACTTAGGGTCAGGAGTGAAAACCAGGGCCTAGGCTTCTGTAATGAGTAACACTAGGGAGCCGTCCCTATATCCCATGCCGTGCTATCCTGTACACACGTTAAATGGTCTTGCTGAGGTTGATGACCCTGACAATCCGAGCAATAGCAACCCGTAAGGTGGCTCGACCCTAAGGCGTAGCAAGTCGCAAAAAGGCTACCACAGACCCCGAACTGCTGAGGGGTCACTAAAAATTGTCAGCAGGTGCTAGGCGCTGGAACCGTAAGCCGAGTGATGGTCGAACCCCATCAAAAAGTCTCACCTAACTGTCAAAATACTACGATTGCATAACCTCAAGCGGTTGTTATGAATTTGCGGTTTAGGGTCAAGCAGTAAACCCAGGTGGTGCCTGGTAGATAAGTCTTGAGGTCGAGCAACCAAAAACTGTTAGGTGTAGACGTACACAAGTTCAAAAGCCCCATGCAAGTCGCTCTTGCTGGGGCTTTTGTTTTGGCTGCAAAAAACCACGTGTAAAAATATTGACCCGCTTGCGCCAAATTATACCAGTGCCGAACCAATTTTGTCAAGTGAATTTTCCGAGACTTCTGACCCTAAATTGAATCAAGTGTGCTGTTCGCGTACACTTAGCACAAACGTGTTCGAATTCAACCACAATTAAACCACGAAAAAAGCCCCCTAAATCGCAAGACTTAGGGGGCTTTGGGCCATTTGTGGCCAATTAACTCGGTTTAGGGTCAACTTGTTGCAATTTTTGTTCGATTAACTTTAGTACCAGTTTGTTGACCTTCTCAAGCGATTCCAGCAACTCTAGATCGCAGTCCAAGAGGTCTGCAATCCTTTCAATATGCTCCGACTTCTTCACCGGCACCTCACCACGTTTGTTGGTGTAGGTTTTCTTTTGGTAGACACCTAGTGAACTAAGCTTGGCAATTACCGATCGCTCTGGTACGTCTAGTTGCATGGCAATTTCATGTACTGGCACCTGGGCTTGGTAGTCTTGGACCATACGGTCACAAATTTCTTTGGTATAACGCATTTGAGTCTCCATTATAGCCAAGGCAGGTCTGTGTTATCAGCAAACTGAGCTACTCTAGTAGCTACAGGCTTTGCGGTTTGTTGCAAGAAAATATCTTTGCTGATTAGAGGTTCTGGGATCGCATCCCAGTCATTGGGATCAAGAATCATGTACTCGTTGCGATTGGTTGGGTGACATGCCCAAGTTTGTAATACCATATATTTGGCAAGTTTAGGTAGGTGTCCCAAAGCCGTATCTGCCAAGTGATTGAGCTTGGTGCAGGTACTTGGGTTATTGGGGATACCTGCCCTTGGGCCGCTACGATCTGTTATGGCAGTGTTGCGTAGTGCAAGTAGGTCGCTGTGGGAGATTTCTGGCACCGTAACACCAACAAGCTTTGCCAGCTCTGCGTCTAGTAGAGTTTCCAGACCTTCAAGACTCCAGTCCGAGTACTTAATGCCTTGATACTTTTTAAATCCAGCCAGGACTATTGGAACCATTGGATTGATAATGGATTTATACTGCTGATTACCCTTAGGCGCATCCTTGAAGAAATTTGTGCGAGCACTAGTAGCTAGCAGTCCCGACCCTAAGGCGTAGTAATCTCCACGCTGTCGTGTGTTCATATCCCAGGTAAGCGTTGCCGAATACTTACCCGACTCATCTCGAACAGCTTGCCAAGTACCAAAATATGCTAACATCTGATGTGGCAGCCAACTTAGCTTTTGTGAAATCATATTTTTTACTGCCCAAGCTTCACACACAGCCGCTTTGGCTTCTTGGCGGCACTGCTGTATGACTGTATCACTAAGCTGGACTCTGCCTGGGTCAAATTCGCCTAGTGTTTCTGTGACAGCTTCGGCTATGCCATCACTGCCAGCTTCGCTGTCAAAGTTTTGCAGTCCATCATAAGTTTGCTGCCACTGTTGTCTATACTTGCGTTCTGCTAATCGTTGTGCTAAAGCTAATCGTTCGTCTCGTAGCTGCACAAAGGTTTGTTGAAAATCTTTGGCAAGTTGTGGAAAATCTAGTAATTTAATGTCGTTCATTGGAATTGTAGTATGACCCTAAAGTGGGTCGGTTGGGGGTCACCAGGTTTAGTTGGTGAGTGGGAAAGTGGGGCATAATCCACGGTTTGTACGGTGTGATACAGCCAACCACAATATCTTTAGTATAGAAAACACAATATCTTTAGTATAGAAAACACAAATAGTGGCCCTATTTAGGCAGTTGGAGGGCAGAGCCTGTTATTTAGTACAGTTTACCAAATCGTGGAAGATTAGAAAGATCTATGGACTTTCTAACTTCCCCGAGGTTACTATAAAATAACACTCTGCCCTAGTACTTATCTTCTTTAATTACTAATATTATAGCACACTTTTTCGAAGAAATCAAGGTGTATTTTTATGTGAGCCTGAGATCGTTATATTTGTAAATCTCGTTTAGTTATTTTTAAGCAGTCCGATTGCCTTGGTTTTGATATTGTTGCTGCTTAGGGTCAAGTCGATCCATTGGGTCTGTTCAAGAACTGCGAGAATTGCAAGAAAATCTTCTAATTCACCTACCAGTTCTTGTTTGTTGGTGGTTGTTCTGTCTGGGTGTTTGTTTTGTTCACCAAAACGGTTGATTTTGCTTACCGCTTGAATTACCTCAGCTGCTTCCTCCTGCAGTTTACAGATCAAGTATTGTGTGTTCATGTGTTAATTATACTCTGCTTTTATATTTTGGCGAGTGTTTTATGGTGCTGAAATTTGGCGGCTTAGGGTCAGTGTTTTTAGTCGTAGGCATGTACCACGTAGTAACCACCACTAATTTGTGTTTGAGTGCTCGTCACGTACTGGTACTCGTCATGTACTGTTTCACCAGTAAGTGCAATGTACACTTGGTAGCTGTCTGGTTCTGTGCCATCGTGTTGTAAAAACCAACCGTGTAGTTTCCCATCTTGATAGTCTAAGTACTTGAGCTGCATTGTGCCAAAGTGCTCAATGGTGTTGATGCCCTCATGAAGCCTGTGTTTAAGCATTCGCATCAACAGTCTCCAAGAATCGGTAAAGTGTCATTGTGGTAGGGTCATAGCTGGTACCGTCTATAGTGAACTCCATTGCTTTAGTGCCATAGTCCGTTTCATACATCCACCAGTCCAGCCAGTCCATAAGTTGCAGACCTATGACTTCAGTAAGTAGTTTGCGGTAAGCTACTAAAATAGGCTCGCAAAGATCAATGATTTGATTGTCCGACCCTAAGGTGCGGAGAGCTTTGTCCAGCATGATTTCTCCTGCGGACTGCTTGAGTGTGGCCATTGCGTAATCATAAGCGGCTTGATGTGTGGGTTTAATTGGCATGGTATTTTTGATATTTGAGTGCAGCTTCGCGAGTTGAAAAGCTGTGGGCTACAGGAATGTTGCCGAATAGGTAGTAGTTGGTAACAGCCTCGGTATTGCGAACGCTGGTGGGTTTTACGCCGCCAACACCGTCAATGATCCATACTTCGGCTCCAGCCTGGACTAACACACCATCAGCTGTAATTGCCTTGGTTTGTTGTGCTAACAACCTGTGTGCAAATTCTTCCAGTTCTGCACGTTGTACGGGGCCGATTTCTGACCACTCACGCAGTCGTGGTGGTAATAGTGCTTGTAGTGTCATGTTAACTCCAAGTACGGTGAGCTTCAGCAACCCACTCACACCCATCATATTCACAGATTGTCCACTCAACATCGTCAGGAATGGTCACCACTTTTAGGTCAGCATAGCGGCCATTGGCCGCTTCACCCAACTCAAGTACTGTTTGTACTAAGTGCGGATCACTGCGATCAAGTTCCCAGCGAAACTCTGCAACTGGTATTCCAGCTAGCTCACGATAACGTGCTTGTGCTTGATCGCTAAGACCAAATCCGCCATGTTCACAGTTGATTACAATTTGTGTCATACAAGTTCCTTGCGTGTTGAAATGGTATCGAGGGCACCTTCTGGTGGATTGTCCAGTGGGTGTAAGTAGTGTGCACGGCTAGCAACCAGCCTGCGCAAACCGCCGCCTACAGCGGTAACCACGTTGGGAGTAATACTCCACACGTCGTCATGCATTAGGCTGGTAGCAACCACAATTTTGCCGTTACAGTCCGATCCAAGCTGGCCGTGTGGAACACCACGAATCATACAAAGTGTTTTTGGTTTAATCATAATTTCTCCTTTATAGCCTATATTATACCGCAAACGAACAAAAGCCACAAGTGCAAGATAACACTTGTGGCGGAAATTTGTTGCTAAAACGCAACACTTATGGTCGATTGTGTGGAAATGGCCAGTTGGGGTTGGTGTCTGGTAGGTCGTTTACACAAGTGCAACAGCGGCCCTGGTCGCAGTTGCCAGTACAGCCGTTGGAGTTGCACACAATCGTGGGATTTTGTTGTGCAAACCACACAATACCTCCAACAATCACCACAGCACAGATTAAGGCAACAATGGTTAAAACAGTCATATTAATCCCACAAATTCTCGTAGTATTTGCCGAATAGTCGAAAGCCGTTGGTGATACGTGCTTGTTCAACGGCCATTGCATCATAGTCGCACTTGTAAGTGTCATTGGGGCCAGTAATCATACGATACATTGTAGGCTTGCCTGAGTCATCCCATGCACAAGGTTCCGAACTCCAGTCATGCACACCACTAGAGTACTTGTCTTGCCATGTACCATCACGCTTGGCGGTAAAGGCAAAGATCATTTCATTCAACACCCAATCCCAGCGGTGGAAGTGGTTGGCATCAGTATCATACTCATGCTCTTTGGGTGGTGCTGAGGTGCTTTTGAGTTCGTCAGGCACATCTGCATCGTCTACGTATGGCGCACCGTGCTTGGTGGCTTGCAGTTGACGGAGCATTGGCAACACAATCAGTGCCAGTGTGTGGTCCATGCCCCAAGTGTCCCAACGATCAATTTTCACATAAATTTGACGAGACTTCTTGGACTCAACCCACTGGCACACACGAGTAATCCAGCTGTCAGTTCCATCACGATTTTCTGCCAACCAAGTACCAAATTCATGAACCCAGTCTGGCTTGGACTTCATGCCATATTCATCACGCACAGGTTTGACCCAAAAGCAGAGCGCATCAGCAATCTGATAAGGTCCAACCCAAGTAGTGTATTTACCGATTTTTACTTTCATGGAAATAACCTCAATTGTTGGTGGATGTGATAGTGCAAGCTTTCACGAGCACTGTCATATACTTCGCATGGTTCGATCATATAAGGGTCGCAACCCTCAACTGCACAAGCGTACTGAGCCAGAGTATAGTTGATTTCATTCCACATAGCCTGTGCACCGGCTTCAAATGCCTGGCCCATCCAGTAGTCACGGTTGTCCTTGTTGCCTGGATTGCCGTAACCATAGACTTGTGCACGATTTGAACCCATTTCTGGATATTGTTCGTCAAAAAACCACTGGTTGAATTCGCGTTTTAAGTTAAATTTAGGTTTCATTTTATTAGTTTATAAATGTTAGCAACAATGGCAATAAAAACCAGTGACCATAAGCTTAGTATGAGTGCTACAGCTATGTAACTTAACAGCTTTGCAAACCACACAAACAGCTGGTCTAAAAGCTGTAAGAACATTAGTACGGTCCTTGATGGTTGTCGCAAGCAATGGTAATATCTGGAAAGAAGTTTTCGACAACTTTGACCACATCCTGATCAGTTCCATGCTTTTGTGCACTGCGAAGCGCATTGCGTAGATCGTCTAGCAAATTGTGATACTGCACTGCATTAAGGTACATACGAGCTTCGTCTGCGTCTTGACATTGAATTTTAAGTTCTAGCATATTTGTTTAGTTGTTTGAGTGTTGAGAGATCAGTAACCGGTTGATAGTTGCTTTTGGCCATTGGCACAATACAGTGCTTGAATTGGCGTGCAACCACTTCACCACACGGCAAGCATGTGTGTTTGCCCAATGCCCAACGGCGTGGGTTTACGTCATCTGAACATTTTACGCAAAAATACATGGCTGATCTCCTAGTGAATAAATTATTATAACTCACACAAACTAGGAAATCAAGAGTCTATTTTCGCATTGCACGAACAAGGCTATCAGTTAGACCACGTATGGCTTGCTGATAGCTTTGAACACGTTGACGCTGACCTGGTAACCACTCAGGTTTAAGTGAGAGTGCAAGTTCGTCGTCGTCGGTAACCAGTATAGGCTTAACTGTGCCGTCTTTCCAGCGTAGCTTTTCACAGTAGATAGTAACCACTTCTGGACCCTCAACTGAACCAACTGCGACACCATCACCGATCCCAAACTGTACTGGACGCATCACAGCCACACGCACCGCACCTTGCCGCTCTAGCTGCTCCAGCAACCACTGCGGCAAGTCAAGCACAGTAATTGGCTCGAAATCGTTTGTATATAAGACTACGTTCACCAGCGTGCCTCCTTGGGAATAAGTTTGCGGTGCTGAATCCAACCACGAAGATTACCCGACCACAAGTCACTGTTAGCACTCACATGAGTAACTCCAGGTTGCCAAGTTTCTGGTTCAAAACGGCACATTGATTCCACATCCATAGGAGTGGCCTGATGCTCAACTGGGCTAGCGTGTGCTGGTTCGCTTTCAATTAACTGTTGGAAGATTTTTAGTGCTTTTTCGTAGCTATCATCATTCTTGCGATACGACACTTGAGCACAGCAGCTAGCGCTGATAATGCACGCTTCTTTTGCTGTGATATACTTGTCATTACTGTCAAGATAATGCAAAACACCAGAATAATTGTCACGGTGAGTAGTAACATAAGGAACATGCCATTCTCCTGGATGTAATAGTTGTGGTGAGCTGGCCTCATACACACTGTGCATTTTGTTTGCTAGCAGTGCAATCTCTGGCTGTGCATCTGGGTGGTCACGCAACCAAAAGTAGTTTGCCCACTCAGTGCCCGAAATCACAGTTTTCATCGTCATCCAAGGCTCTGTGATGCGGTTGGTGATCTGCTTGTGCAGGTTAAGATCAGCAAGCTGACCGGCATAATCAAGTGCGCTATCACGAGCCTGTTCCCAGATCATGAGTGCTTCAACAGTATCTTCGGCATCCAAGCACGTTTTAGCCTTCATACCTGGTTGATTAACACCCCAGTATACAGGCCCAGCAGTATTGTTACGAATGTGTTCGTGCATGGTTTTAACAGGAATAGCACGACTTGACGCCGAATTCTTTGATAACATACGGTGCGTATTGAGTTCAGCCAAGATAAACCTTGGGTACTCAATTTCCATGGTAGTCATGCGCTGACCCTCTGGACTAACTGAGTCGGCTAGTACACGGGCTGTGATAAGGTCTTCGGTGTTGGTCATGTTATTTAAAGCAGTAAGATTCAAGATAGCGGCGGACTTCTGATTCTGCAACATCACACGGACATTGCATATTAAAGCCACGGTTAGGTGTCGTCCACCAGCGTTCTACTAGGTTTATGTCACCTAGTAGACCGAGTAGTAAACTGTTTAAGTATCTGTTGTTCATACCACAATAGTTTTAAAAGGGTCAAAGCCAACGCCGTCGTTTAGCGCATTGTAGTAACCATGTGGATTAGCAACCACACGAGTATCACCAAGCACAATATCAGTAGCATCATGTGTGTGGCCAAAAAGCCAAGTAGCATTAGACATAGTAGAAATATACTCACCAAGGTTATTAGCAAAGTAGTCATTTAGTAAGTTTGCTCCACGAAAGCGTGGTGCAATGCACTCACGAGCTGGTAAGAAGTGTGTGACAACCACAACCTTTGAGTCGCCACGCTGCTCATACTGATCTTGAATATATCCAAGGTGCTGGTAGTAGGTTTTGGCACAGCGGTTTACATCAAAGTCACGAATCTGACGGAAGTCGTTGATACCACGTTTGGCTGCCGACTGACTGAAGGGGTTATCACCAAAGTTAGTCCATAGTGTGCCGCCCACAAACTTAACACCACCAATGGTCACAGTGCCGGGGTTTAAGAAGTGCACGTTGTCAAACTCCAGGCACTTGTTTTGCATTTTAGCATTGAACTCGTCAAAGCCAGTGCCGTAGTACTCGTGGTTGCCAGGCACATAAATGATTTCGGGAAAGCCTTGGTCACGAAAGTGTTTGATAACGTCCAGGGTGTTGGAGCTTCCGCTGGCAATGTCACCCGCCAGCACAAGCACGTCTTCGCCACGATACTCACTCATTGCATGAGTTTTGTAGGGAAGACGGAATTCTGTGTGCAGGTCTGATAAGAGTCTGATTTTCATAATATTATTTCCTTGATTTGTTTATTATACCAGACTCAGTTCAAGGATTCAACTGTAAAAAATATGATTTCCAATTCTGGCCACAACACGCTTACCACGATTCCAACGTGGGTTTACTTGTGGTGTATGAAAGTATAGTGCAGGAAAGTGTGGTAGAGTTATTGAGCGTGTTAGCACAGCACGTGCAATACTAACACTAACCCGCCAGGCTTCTTGATCTCGCACACGCTTACGCTTGTCTAGTGTCCACGAAAACTGGCTGGGTGCATAAACTACACCACACACGGTATTTTGGAACTGTTGGCTAGCTACACGGTTAACTGTAACTTGCGCAACAGCAATCTGACCCTCAAGCGGTTGATTGCGGGATTCGTGGTAAATGTTTTTAGCCAAACACTCTACCTCTGCCCAGCGTGGTTGTTTTACTTTTTTGCCATCATGGGCGTTGCCTAGGCCAAGGGTAAAAGGCACTAGCATCAGGCACAGTATTCCGATTTTTAATGTCTTCATTTAAGATCTCCATTAGTGCATCAAAGCTCATCTGTTCTAGCCGAGTGCCTTCACCACAATCAAGACGTTCCGCTAGCTGCTGTAGTAGTATACTGAGTTCGAAGCGTTTCATATTGTTGTGTGAGTTCGTTGAGTTGACGTTGCAAGCTAGAAATTGTTTCATGATTTTGTTTTAGTACACTATCTTGGTGCACAATAACATCAGCAGCTTTGATCATAAGGTGATTAGGGGGTCGATTGACTTGATATGGGTCGTTGTCCCCATCCTGTACTGTATAAGTGTCTCCGTGTCGGAGACGCTGTACGAGCAGATTAATGTCCATGTTTTATTACAAAGTTTTGTAGGTGTTTAACATTATAACTCAAACACCGGCGTGTGACAAGTCAAAAATTGTCGGTGCACTGCGCCAACACAGCAAAATTTACATTTGAAAAAGTTTTGCCTTTGCGGTATAATTAGTCAACTGGAGGAATACCATGCCTATTTACAAATCTTATGCCCGCGAGCTAGAAGACTTGATCTTAAACAAGCTTTTGCCTGTTTATGAAGATTGGTGTCGTCAAAATAACCGGCCAGTAAACATTCCTACACACATTCTCAACAGCTTACACAAAAAAGCTCAAATTGCAGCACTACTAACCAAGAAACCAGATGCCTAAACTAGACGAAAACACAGAATACAAAATGATGTTTGGAGAATTTCCAACCGATGCTGACAGAGCCGCGCAATATCCACCAGACGATGGTTATCCAACCACTGAGCAAATTAAGGCAATGGCTGATGAAATAATGCTGCGTGGTGGAAACAAGATTGCAGAGATTCAAAAAGCAGCGGGTACAGCACTAAAGTTTGACCAAGACAAACTGCCCCTACACCTGCTATCAACAGAAGCCATGAATCAAACGGCTGCTGTGTTGGCATTTGGTGCACAAAAATACGCAGAACACAACTGGCGCAAGGGCTTTGCCTGGAGCCGACCCTTAAGCGCAGCAATGCGACATATCACAGCATTTAATGCTGGTGAAGATCGTGACCCTGAATCAGGCTTGTCACACCTGGCTCACGCAGCCTGCTGTATTATGTTCCTTTTAGAATTCGAGAAAACCCACCCCCACCTAGATGACCGATATAAACCAGATGTACAAGCGGCTAACTAAGCGCTTGACAGGAACCCGTAAAACCCTTACTGAAGCTTGCCGTGATGCTGGCATTGATATTGAAGACATTGATGACTACTTGTTAGAATCCTACTGCTGTGAATGCTCGCACTGCGGTATTTGGGGCAGCGACCACAAAACCGATCAGGACGAGTTTCCTGTGTGCAGAATCTGCTTTGGCTTAGTAGGTCGATAAATATTGATTTGATTTGCTGAACTGTTTTTGTTATAATTGTGGCTATGACATATTTTAATCAAAACATTCAGCGCATTGGCTTTGCTTGTAAAATTCAAACAGAGCATGATACTGCACACCCAGACTTGAACACCAAGTCTACAACTATTACATATCTTGCTCGTCAGACACCGGACGGTTGGCGTAGTAAGCTGTGGGGTTTGCTTGACCATAACCTGAATGCTTTCTATCGTCAGCTCAAGTGGGTTGCCAAGCAGCCGCACAATCAGCGTATGTTTCGTATTACATCAGATATGTTGCCTGCATATACTCATGACGACTATATGCCATTCTACTTTGAATCAGATGTTGTTGCAAAGCTCGAAGCTCACTTAGGTATGTGCGGCGACTTTGCTCGCGAACACGATATTCGTCTGAGCTTCCACCCAGGTCAGTTTTGCGTGTTGGCAAGTGAGAATCCTGGCGTTGTAGAGAATAGTATTACCGAATTTGAGTATCATGCTGACCTGATTCGTTACATGGGTTACGGCAAGCAGTTTCAAGACTTCAAGTGCAATGTGCACGTTGGCGGTAAGCTAGGTCCCAATGGCATCAAAGCCGCCATGCGTCGTCTTAGCCCCGAAGCACGTAACTGCCTAACAATCGAAAATGCCGAGTTTACCTGGGGTCTTGATGCTAGTCTTGAACTAGTAGACACTTGTGCACTTGTGCTTGACATTCACCACCACTGGATTAACTCAGGAGAATACATTGAACCTACTGATGAACGTTTTAAGCGTGTGTGCGATAGCTGGCGTGGTGTGCGTCCTGTCGTACACTATAGTGTCAGCCGTGAAGACTGCTTGGTCGAACACGACCCAAACACTAGACCAGACTTGCAGCAACTCAAAGCTCTAGGCTTTACATCCGCCAAGCTTCGTGCTCACAGTGATTACTACTGGAATCAGGATGTGAATAACTGGGCCTTGACATTTAGTCCAGTTGCCGATATAATGTGTGAATCAAAACAAAAAAACTTAGCAAGTACACCACTTGCACAACAACTACTAAAATGACAGACAAATACTTTGCCGCAGGCACGCGAAATGCTGCAATCTTTAAAACCACAGCTCCATATGCTAACTCACATCAAGGTCACGCTGCTCGCTGGCTTTTTGTGTGCAGTGCTGGCCTCTTGCGAAGCCCAACCGGCGCTACTCTAGCCGCACAACACGGCATCAATGCCCGTAGTTGTGGATCAAACTTTAACTACGCACTAGTGCCGTGTTCAGCCAACTTGATTCACTGGGCAGACAAGATTGTGTTTGTGAATCCGCACAACAAAGACGAGCTTGAGCTGGAGTTTGTGGCCGACTACGACCTGGTTGACTTAATGAATTCAAAAGCCATTGTGCTTGATATTCCAGACAATTACGACTACATGGACCCAGAGCTAGTCGAAATCTACAACCGTGAACTATTTAGTGTTTACAAGCCGATTATGCGTATTTACAGCTAAAACATCTGCCGTTCGTATAATGGATAATACAGGGGTCTTCTAAGCCCTTAATGTGGGTTCGATTCCTGCACGGCGGACCAAAATATATGTTAGAATGTTTGATAGTTGGCGACTCTATAGCCGTGGGCGTTGCCCAACACCGTCCACAGTGTGAGCTGATTGCACGTGTGGGTATTACCAGTACTGCTTGGAATAAACGATTCGCGGCTACAATGCCAGCAGCGCAACACACCGTTATTAGTCTTGGCACTAATGATTGGTTGGCAGATAAAACATTCAAAGAAATTGCGGAGTTACGTGATCGTATTAGTGGTCGTGTAACTTGGATACTGCCAGCTAATAATACCATCAAGCAAACACCTGTGGTAAAAGTTGCGCAAATGTATGGGGACGTTACACTTGTGATTACACAAACCACCAAAGATGGTATACATCCTACTGGCGGCGAGTACCGTCGACTGGCTGAACAAACAAAATATTGACTTGAATTAAGTCCTTGAATCAGATTATAATATAGTCTGATTCGGAGAAATAATATGAGTACTGTTTACATTGTAAATAAAGTAATACCCGGCTGGAATAGTGTTGTCGCGGTATTTCATGGTGTTTCTTATGAAACCTTAGAGCGTAGGTTTCCTATGCCCGAATATTCCATTGAAGAAATTGAAGTAGATAAAAGTCTCAAGAACTGGCCTAAAGAGGATACATATGAGTGAATACACACCAGATGTTTGGGTTGTGCTAGAATTTGACGCACCTGAACTAACCACACCCACGCGCAAAGTTTTTGCTGGTTGGTATGGTGGTTACATGGGCAGTGATAGCTGGAAACTTAATAGTGGGATTACTCAAGTACGCCGTGATGGTGACTGGCTTGAGTTTGATGGGTATAGTGGCAGCACTTATCGTTGTCATGCACACAACTATCACATGAGTTCGTTTATGCACAGTGTACTAAACACCTGGCTTGCGCGAGCTGAAGAACGTGGTGATGTTAAGATCAGAGTTTTGACATTTGACGAAACAGTTGTTTATTGATATAATATAGGCTGATTTGGAGAAAACATGGCAGGCTATTCACGCGATTTTTTAATTGATGCTTTCTTGTCACGATATGTTACTTGTACCTTGATCTCAATCGAGCAACTTGTAAATCTTGAGCAAATGGCAAACGATCTTTATGACAAGGTTGGTCGCGATAGTTTCCGAGTTTATGCTAGCCTTGACGCTGAAGCACTCAGAGTCTATAAAAATAGTAATTAAGTCCCGTTCCTCTGACAAGTTCTAGCCCCTAGGAATAAGTTACGTTCGAGGCGGGTGTAAGCCCCGTCAACCAAAAGAACGCCCTGCCGCTGTAGAAGGGATGTTTGGATATTCTAAGATACAGTGGGGCTGTCGCCCTCAGTAATAAGACTATATGTTGACCATTTAGGGATGGTCTCCATATATTAGTACTTATACATACGTGCCGTCAAAAGAGTGATAATCTATATATCCGGTGGGAGTTAATCGCCCTTGTGTTAAAATAAGTACTAATATATGGATCGGTAGCTTAACATGGTTAAAGCATAGAGCCGGCATACAACCCCTTCACCCTAGGATTACTTCCTCTGTCGCAAACATGAAGTTACAGGTGGGCTGAATTCGAATATATTGCTTACGGGGCTGTATAATTTTAGTTAGCAGGTTCGAGTCCTGCCCGATCCACCATTAAAATTTTACACTTGTAGTTATTTTACATTTCAGGTATAATTATTGTTCTTTGTTGCACTGGACAGTCTTGCGTATTCCAGTAAGTTTTGTTAGTTTGCTTCAATAAACTAACACATCCGAGTGTAGGAAAGTCCGGTTTAATCCGCTGCTTTTGGGAAGCAGAGATCGAAGGTTCGAATCCTTCCACTCGGACCACCGTGACCAAAAATTAACTTGCAAAATTCTTGCTATTGATGTATAATATATACATGAGCAGGAGATTTTATGAGTAAAGTTTTAATCAATAAACTAGAGCAAGCTTTAGTTTCTGGAAAATTATTTGAGTATGTAGATACTTCGTTGTCCACAGCACAAGTTTTAAATAAACTTGGATACGCTAAAAAAGGGCAATATATCACAATCGTCAAACAATTCTTAGACGGTAATGAATTGGACACATCTCATTTTACTATTAACGGAATCCCTCCATTAAAGCTTGAACAAAGAAAATGTGTTTGCTGTGGTAGTATGTTTACCACAGAAGTTCGCGATAGTAATAAGCAAGTAACTTGTTCTAGAGCTTGTTCAAACACCTACTTTAGAACAAAAGATGGTGCTTCTACCTATAGAACTCGTGCACTTAAACATTATGGGTGCAAATGCGCTATATGTGGTTTTGACAACGTCTTAGCACTAGAAGTACATCATATAGATAAAGATAGAGAAAATAACTCTATTAGTAATTTAAAAGTTCTGTGTGCTAATTGTCACAGAATTACACATGGTTCTGAGTAATTAGACCATATTGTTGTATGCTTTGCTAGTGGCCAATTCAGTTATGGAACCTTGCAGGCTTGAGAACATCAACACCCGGGAAAGTTGGTGGGTATGGTCTGGGTTCTGGCATAGGCGTGCGTCATGAACACGATAATCCAGAAACACACCCTTAGCGGGGTGGGTAGTAAACAAAGTATACAACAATATGGAAACAATTAGCGTATCAAGAACATTCTCACCTTACATGGGTAAGGTACGAGAAATAGTCTATACAACTAGGGTAGACAGTAACAATAAACAGTTTGTGCAACAAGTGGTGTATTACAGAAATGTAGACCCTAACAAAGGCACAAACGTAGATATAAAAGTATAATGCGTTGGTGGTGGAATGGTATACACGCTGGTCTTAGAAGCCAGTGCCGAAAGGATTGAGAGTTCGAGTCTCTCTCGACGCACCACAATTTGGGCTGTTAGTGATAATGGTAGCACATGTGCTTTGCAAGCATGAAGCGGGAGTTCGATCCTCCCACGGTCCACCAAAGGAAATTTATGAAAACACGAAAACCCCGGAATCATGTTGCCTTAGCTTTGATGAAGCGTGGCGGCAGTGGTTCACATACAAAAAGCCACAAGCAGCTTCGTGGCAAATGGAAGCGCAGCCTGGACGTATAACTTAACGGCTAAAGTAGCTGGCTTTTAACCAGCAAATCAGAGTTCGATTCTCTGTGCGTCTACCATATTTGAGCACATTAGCAAGCTGGCGTTCAACCACTTGTTTAATCCTTGCAAGGCAACACGTCTAGGCAACAAAGTACACGTTGCAAAAGTGGGTGCTAGTGTGTTCAAATATGGTACGGGAGATGTGTTGCAAGGTGCAACAGAGGCTTGCTAAGCCTTCGTTTAGAAATAGGCTGACAGGTTCGATTCCTGTATCTCCCGCCAAACAAAGGAATATATGCCCTGTATAAAGTGCAACAATGGTAAGTACAAATACGGCGAACGAGGCCGTTGCCAGTTTGATACCCTAACCGCGTGTAAGGCTGCCGAAGCAGCTATTCATGCAAAACCCAAAAATGCAGCAGGTAGTGTAATGGGAGCACCCGACTCTGTGAAAGTCGTAGAAAGAGATCGAAACTCTACTGTCTGCCCAAAAGATTGCGATTGCAACTCTAGCTGATGTGGTCATAGCGGTGGTCTGAAGAGCCATTGAAACAGGTTCGATTCCTGTGGGTTGCACCACTCGAATTCTTATCTTGATTGTTCAGCCCATTGGCTGTATAATTATATTTTAAACAAACAATGCTCCCGTCGTCTACTGGCTAGGACGCTGCCCTTTCAAGGCGGAAAAGACGGATCGAAACCGTTCGGGAGTACCAAATACACTGGGGTAGCTCAGCGGCAGAGCACTCGCTTGATAAGCGAGGGGTCGAGGTCTCGGTATCCTCCCTCAGTACCATATTTCACACGGCCTAGATGCCGCAAGTAGGTGCAAAGCCTACACTTTACACAACACACAGGAACTACCATGAGTAATAAATCTCCTTTTGAAATTCGTCTTGAAATTCTCAAGATGACTGCTGAACTAATGCAAGCAGAATACGCAGCCTCAGTAGAGTTTGCACAAGAAATCTTTGATAATACCAAAGACAAAGCCCTAATGGGTCAAGAACAACTTGCCAAGTTCATGCCAAAGCCATTTGACTTTAATGACATGGTTGCTAAAAGCAAGCAGTTCTATGAGTTCGTTAACCAAAAATGAACGGCCTAGACTATGCACTACGAGTGCTTAAATCAGTTTTTAGTCCAGAACACGAACCATTAGAACAGTACTTGGCTGACAAAAATCCACAGAATAGCAAAGAGCTAAACTACTGGATTGAGCAATACGAACATTATGTTAAAGTTCGTGATGCTAACAGCCACCACACAATGGTGTAAAAAATCGCGGGGAGTCAGGGTAGAGGCAAGTCTCATAAGCTCCGCCTAGAAGGTTCGAATCCTTCCCCCGCAACCAATTGCAGGCTTGTAAACAAATCAGTGCTAATACCACTGTCCTGCGTCCGCTGAAGCGAAAACAAGATGGGCTGCTCTCACGGGGTTAAAGTTATCCTGACACAAAAATAACTGTGTATCTGTTTACTCAAGGCTACAGACTATGCCCCTTTAAGGAACTTAAACAGCGTCAATGTCTTCAGGCACAACGAAATGTGTCGCCGGAGAATGTAACCGGCACTTATAACTCAGCCAGAGCGTGTCTCTGGCTTTTGGTTTTGTAGCACAGCGGTAGTGCACATCCTTCATACGGATTAGGTCAGTAGTTCGAATCTACTCAAAACCACCAAACATTGTTTCTCCCTGGTGTAATGGCAGCACGGCGGTCTCCAAAACCGTTAGTAAGAGTTCGAGTCTCTTGGGGGATGCCAAAATTTAGATTTGCCTTTTCTTGTTAAACGCGGTATAATTATTATTCTTTCGGTTGCTTAGTCCCGTAATGGTATCGGGGGGAGACTGTAAATCTCTTGCCGCTGGCCTTCTCTGTTCGAGTCGGAGAGCAACCACCAATAACGCGACTGTGGTGGAATGGAATACACAATTGACTTAAAATCAATCGCCGCAAGGATTAAGGGTTCAAGTCCCTTCAGTCGTACCAATCTGGTCTTAAAGTGTTCATGGACGCACACAGCACTGTCACTGCTGTAGAAGGGGATCGTTACCCCTTAAGACCGCCAAAACCTGCCTTAGGTCCGTGCCGTTCCGGTTAGAGCGTCCGTAATCCAATCGGTGGCCACGATAGTGCCACGCTGTATATCGTAAGCAGCATATTTAATTCTAGTGAATTCACTGGCTATAGTGTGTAGGCAATGTTCCTTCCATTGCTGAAGCTACCTGGAGATTGCGACCAGGCACTAGAATTAAATATTCCAAAGTAGCACAGCGGTAGTGCAGTTGACTGTTAATCAATTGGTCGTAGGTTCGATCCCTGCCTTTGGAGCCATATTTTGTTGGGGATTAGTTAAATGGTATAACCACGGATTTTGATTCCGTTGTCAGAAGTTCGATTCTTCTATCCTCTGCCACAAGGGTCTGTAGCTCAATGGATCAGAGCACTTGGCTACGAACCAAGAGGTTGGGAATTCGACTTTCTCCAGACCCTCCACTTAACACATACTATGTACGAATTCAACATCCAAGAAGTCCGAGACTTTATTGCAGCACAGAGTCCTGAAACCCGAGTTTACTTAGGTGCAGATTCAGAACGCGTTAAAGTTAACGGCGTATGGCACGCTGACTATACCCTGGCAGTTGTTGTGCATATTGATGGTTGTCATGGGTGTAAAATCTTTGGAAGTGTAACTCGTGAACGTGACTGGGATCAAAAAGCAAACAAGCCCAGTATGCGATTAATGAATGAAGTTTACAAAGTAAGCGACCTATTTCATGAACTATCAGAGGTCTTACAAGATCGTCATGTAGAAGTACACCTAGACATTAATCCCAACGAGCGATACAAGAGTTCTGCTGTTGTACAGCAAGCAGTTGGATATATCAAAGGTACTTGTAACATTGACGCTCAAGTAAAGCCCCGAGCTTTTGCAGCAAGCTATGCTGCTGACCGTTTAAAATTTATATTGGCAAACTAACATGACTGATCGTTTTGACTTAGAACAAGGTATTATGCAATGCTGGAATGTTTGTGATGACATTCAGTTGTATTTGGATATGCACGACAATATGGACGAAGATCAGCGTATGAATTACCTGATTGGACTAAAGCAAATGTATCAGCTGAAGTTTGAGCGCACGTTTAATCAGTTTGAACAGTGTGTTCGCGCTCGTCAAATTTAATATAGGTGTGGCGGAACGGCTACGCGTCGGATTGCAAATCCGTTCAATGCAGGTTCGAATCCTGTCACCTATTCCAGCCCTATTAGTATAATGGTATTACACCTGTTTTGTAATCAGGTTACGGCAGTTCGATTCTGTCATGGGGCACCATATTTATGTACTCTGGTCAGCACTGTGAGAAGCGCAGATCGACAAGACTAGAACAAGGTTTGAATCCAAACTAGAGTACTTAAATATGGTTGTATGAAGCCGACCCAAAAGAGTTCGACACGCGGGGGCAGTGCCCGCCAGGTCCACCAAAAGAAAATTGACACGGTGTACAACGTGCATCACGGCGTAAGCATATGGTCAGGACATAGAGCCTGAATTCAGTTTTCTTTTGATGGGCCTGACACAGGATCGATTGGGCTAAGAGTAGAGACGTAGACAACTAGGTAAAGCAGAAGCCTTAAGATTGGGGTTGTTCCCATTTGCAGAAGCAAAACAAAAATAAACGCAAACGATCAAGTTTACGCTTTAGCAGCTTAATTGCTGCTTAGGGTTTGGCCAGTTCCTCGTAACAGAATACTGGCACTATATTTAAGTACTTTTGGGTTAAAACCCCACCTTGCCTAACAGCAAGGGCTCCTTGGCTAGCTAGAGTACTTAAATATAGTAAAGGAACTTATGAAGTCTAATATTCTCGACCCTAAATTGTTTGAATCCAACAAGTTTTCAACCAATTTCACAAAGCCAGTCGCACACGTTCATGAGTTTTATTTGTCAGGACCAATTCAAGATTCCGAGGAATACATTGAGTGGTTTGACATTATTCGTAACGCATCGGCCGCCGACACAATTCGCATTTATATCAATAGTCCTGGTGGTGATCTTTTTACCACACTACAGTTCTTACGAGTAATGTCGGACACAGATGCTACTGTTGTGTGCAGTGTAGAAGGTGCTTGCATGAGTGCAGCCACCATGATCTTCCTACACGGTCATTCGCAAGAAGTCACGCCACACAGCTTGTTTATGTTTCACAACTATTCGGCTGGAACATTTGGCAAAGGCGGCGAAATGTACGATCAGCTACAGTTTGAACGTACTTGGTCAGAAAACTTCATGACTGAAGTATACCAAGACTTTTTAACCCGCGAAGAAATCTCCAGTATGTTGCACAACAAAGACATTTGGATGGGTTCGGACGAAGTGGTCAAGCGGCTGCAAGCTATGCAAGCCAAGCGTGAATCAGAAGCAAAACAAGAATAAAATAGTGGGTAGTAATGCAGCGGGGTTGGTCCTGCGACCAGCCTTGAAAACTGGGTTCTCGGAAACGGGATGGGGTTCGACTCCTCTGCTACCCGCCATATATAACCACACTAAGCCTTAACTCCACGGTGGTGTCTAGTGTACTAGTCGCGAACAGGCGTAGTGAGAAGCCTTGACACCTAGTGTGGTTATATATGGAGTAATTATGGAAACACTAATCTACAGACTACGAAAACGTGCTGAAATACGTCGTCAGATTGCTACCAGAAAATCGGTGCAAGAGGGCAAACCAGACCGTATAGCAGACTTGCTAGAAGAAGCAGCCGATAGGCTTGAACAGCTAGAAGCAGAGCAACAAGCATGAGAAAATTTTGGAGACTTTGGGCAAATGCCCTAGGCGCCAAAGCTGGAAATACTGACTGCGAAGCTGATGTGGTAGCCATTATCAGAACACTAATTGTGTTAAGTTATATTGGCACAAATTGCTTTATTGTAGCAGGCGTATGGAGACACTGGTAATGGCAATTGGATTCTCAAAACTAAAGTCTCCACTCTTAGACATGCAAGACAAAATTATGGTAGGCAAACTACAAGGTTGCCGAGTATGTGATTGTATCCCAGACCACTACGAATACCTGATCTGGGCTGAAAAGTCTGGATTATTTAAGTTTACCAAGATTGTTACCGAAACCATACAAGAACACGCTGGGTATAAGGCTCAGCAACGATTCATCGAAGAAGAAATCAAACCTTGGCTCGAAGACGACTTAGTCAAGCGCGAACGTGAAATGATTCGCAGTATCTTAGATGACGATGTACCCTTTTAAGCAGGATTAATTCAGTGGTAGAATGTCTCGTTGCCAACGAGAATGTCAGGAGTTCGACCCTCCTATCCTGCTCCACAAACAATTATGTATAAAATATACTGGACAAACGACTTGGGCAGTGCTTGCTCAACAGAGATCGTACAACTACAATCTGCACTTATTTATTGTGATCTTCTGCGTAAGCAAGGTATGCAGTATGTTACCATGGTTTCAGACTATGCTGACATGGTAGGGAAACCAGGCGCACGTGGCGCTGGAACTGAGTATGTTCCACAAATGTTAAATTAAACGCGGGGTTGGTATAGTGGCTGTGCTCTAGCCTTCCAAGCTAGTGAGACGAGTTCGATCCTCGTACCCCGCTCCATGCATCCTTAGCTCAGTGGTAGAGCGTCTCGTTTACACCGAGAGGGTCGGCAGTTCGAAACTGTCAGGATGTACCAAATCTACACTTGAACCATGTCCCTGAATCTAGTATAATAAGTACTGTTTCGGGGATTTTTTATTTATAACTATGTCACTAACATTACAAAATTTAGAGAGTGCACTAGCAGGTGAGTCTATGGCTCATATTAAGTATCGCTACTTTGCTAAAATTGCACGTGAAGATGGATTCGAAGATGTTGCAAAACACTTCGAGCATACAGCCGACCAGGAACTAAAACATGCTTGGGGTCATCTTGAGTTACTTATTGGGCGACCCTCAACCAAAGTATGCTTGGAAAAAGCCATTGAAGGCGAAACCTACGAGTATACTGAAATGTATCCTCGCATGGAAGAAGCCGCAGAACGAGAAAACAACGAAGCAGCCTTAATTGAGGTGCGTCATCAAACTGCTGAGTCACGTGAACATGCTGAAGCATTTGCCAAAGTATTGGCCAAAGCTGAAAAGCGTTTTGCAGCACTCAAGCGTGTCGAGCAACGTCATGCAGAAGCATATCAACAAGTCTGGGAGACCGTACAATGACACGAATTTGTGTAGTATGTGACCACGTTCACAATGAAGAACTAGAAGGTCGTTGGGAAGATTTGCCAGACGATTTTGAATGCCCAGAATGTGGCGTAGGCAAAGAAGACTACGTTGAGTTCGAAGATTGAAAGTCCCTGTCAGCAACGGTGTTTGTTAGACCCCCAACTGCAGCAATGTACCACATGCAAACGCACGCTGGAACAAGTCATAAACTGGGTTCGTTACACTCCTGAACAGCGGTCAGAAATCATGAAAACCTTGCGCTAGTAGCTTAAAGGCAAAGCAGTCGACTCATAATCGATCGAGTACTGGTTCGATTCCAGTCTAGCGCACCAAACCACCCACCGTTTAGGTGGGTTTTTTGTTTGCGAAAATATTCACTTGAAACTGTAACTACTTTTTGTTATAATATTCTTTTAACGCAACAACCATAACCATACCCAATCACATGAAAATTAATTTTGCTAAAGTTCCTGCACATGACGTCGACACCTTTGGCGACGAAAACCTTTTTGGCCCAGACGCTTCTGGTGACTTTTACTACAACTATGTAGAGTTTGGCACTAATGCTGGTGGCACAGAAGAAGTCGTGATTGTTGACGGCTGTGACCGAATTATGCCTATTGCAGTAGACAGCATTCCAGAACTGATTGCTGCACTAGGTGAGTGCTATAAAATTGCACAAGACATTAAAAATGCCGAATCTATCACAGACTATGTAAACAGCGATGCACAAGCCCATGTCACACCCACACACATTGACTACGAACCCCTTTCGAGTGTTGCTAACTGGCCTTTCGCAAACTGAACGAGTTCCAGTTACACTACAGTTTTTAGAGTGGGTAACTGAAGTAATCAATGAACCCAGCGTGGTAATTCAAACTTATGGCGAAGCTTTTCAAGTACTAGAATTCTTGGACACCGCTGGAGTAGTTGAATTAACCGCTGTACACAATAATCCCGGCGCATATACAATCAGAAAGTTATAAATGGCAACAAAATCCAAAACCGCCGCACCTGCAGCAGCCGTTCCACAAGGCGTGGCACGCACACAAGCCAACCGCAAACGCAGACTAGAGCGTACGCTCAGATCACAGCCCAATAATATGCAGGTGCAAAATGCATTGTTAGAAACCGGCCGTCAACGCAAAGCTCCCACTACCCCACAGTGGTCGCACACAGCAATTCGCCTGGCCAAACTGTTCAAAGAGTTTACCGGTCGCGCTCCAAAAGAACTGTTTAGTTCTAACCCTAAAGTGGCGCAAGCGGCAATGACAGTGCCAAGTACCAAACTGTTCATCAATCTGCCACAAGGTAAAGTTGACTTCACACTAGGCGCTCGTGCCTTTATGCGCAAAGGCAGCACATGGAATTGATTGGCTACTATTTGCTATTTGCATTTAGTACCTCAATTACTGCCTGCATTTTTTGGTTTTGGCCGCTGGTGCAACAAGCGCGTGCTAGCGAAATCTCAAATAGCTTTACCAAATATCCTAAAACCAGCACAGTAGTTTATGTGCTTGTAAGTGCGGCTGTGGCTCCACTGCTAATACTGCCAATGTTCAGCGAACGCATGGCAGAGCAGTTTTCCACAGGTCTTGCACGAGAAATCCTAAAACAAGATCAAGAAATTTAGTATTGAACTCACAGTCAAATCACAGTATAATAGTGGCTTAGATTGATACAAAAGGCAAACCACATGAAACTCGTAGAATTTAGTTACACAAAAGCTGATGGCACTGCTAGCAAGCGTGCAGTTATTGAAGTAGTGCAGCCCAGTACCCACTTTGAAGGCATTGATGTATCGCAAATGCCAGAAGATAACTTTGCAGAATTCACCCGCGAATATCGTGACTTGCTTGAGAGTCAATATAATGCTAAAATAGCTGTTATGCAAAAATATGATTTAAAGCATAACTATCGCCGGTTTATTCCAGAAAAAATGACCGACGTTACCACAGACCACATTTAAACACAAATAACAGAAAGCACATCATGGCAGCAACTTGGACAGACGAACTTAAGCAAGAAGTTATCGCAAAATACGAAGCCGCAGGCCCAACACCTGACAACTCAACTGAAATCATCAAAGACATTGCCGAAGAATTCGAGCAATCGCCTAATGGCGTTCGCATGGTACTGGTACAAGCCGGTGTTTATGTGAAAAAAGACCCAGCCGCAGGTAGTGCTAAAACCAAAACACCTGCAGCTGGTGACAAGCCAGCTCGTGTAAGCAAAGAGTCCGCTATTGCTGACTTGAAAGCAGCTATCGAAGATATGAACAAACCTGTTGACGAAGACATTCTCAGCAAGTTGACTGGCAAAGCAGCTGTATACTTCCTCAGTATCCTCAAGTAATCCAGGCGGCCTAGTGCCGCCTATTTTTGTTATGAAACAAAAGAAACAACCTAAACCACGAGTGGTAGTAGGCAATCATCTTACTGTTACCACTTGGCCTGACGGCAAGACCACTCTTGTGTGGGACGACGAAGCTTTGTTACAAGAAATACGCACAGCTATTGCAGTGCATGAAGCAAAACAAAAGTCAAAACATCAAGAAAAGTACGGTATAAAAACCAAAAGTAAATATTAATATGGCAACAAAGAAACGAAGCGAACTGGAAACCGAACTGATGACTCCGGCCAACATTAGCCGAGTTATCCGCCTACTAGAACCCACTGAAGAGGGCCAGAAGCCTATTACCAAAAAAGATGCTTGCCAGATTCTTGGCATGGCATACAACACTACCCGCTTGGGTACTATTATCGAGGACTTTAAGCGTTCTCAAGCTCGTGATGCACAACGTCGTGCTGAGCTACGCGGCAAGCCCGCTAGCCGGGAAGACGTAGTTTATATTATCTCAGAATACTTAAATGGTGAAACTGTTGATGCAATTTCAAAAATGACTTATCGCAGTGCAGGTTTCATTAAGCGTGTGCTAGAAGACAACGCAGTACCAATCCGAGTGCCTGGGTCAAGTTACTTTCGCCCAGAGCTGATTCCAGAAGGTGCAGTACGTGACCGCTTTCGTGTAGGCGAAGTTGTGTACAGTGCGCGTTATGACTCTACTGCACGTATTGAGTCTGAGCAGAAGTCCGATAAACACGGCTGGGTCTATCGTATCTGGCTGCTTAGCGACAAGTGGTTACAGAGTGCATACCAAGAAGCACACGAACTGGCATCACTAGAACATCTTCGTGAACTAGGAGTTCGTGTATGAGGTACTGGATGTACTGCGAGCCTGTAAACGAGAAATACAGTGAAGCAGTATGGCAAGTATGGTCTGATGCGGCCATACTTGCTGACTACTGGACTCACTGGTGTAACCTTATGCGCGTAGCAGGACGTGAGTCGCAGATCTCAGAAAACAACTGCATTACAGACTGGGCTACCACACATTGGGCAACCCCAGCAACACACGAAAACCTGCAAAGAATTATATCTGCGCCAAAAGGCTGATAAATATGGACGAGAATATACTCTACTCAAAAACAATCGAAGAAAACATGGACAAAGGTTTTCAAGTTCGATTAGCTGTTAACGATTTCAGAGACGTTACTTATATACAACTACGCAAATACTTCTTGTCGTATGAAGGGGAATTTGTACCTAGTCGTGAAGGTGTCTCGATTCCTGCAAGCACTGAAAATATCTATGCCTTACTAGACGGACTTTTTGAAATTTGCAGTGTAGCCGAGGGTCGTGAAATTATTGAACATTATAGTGAGAAACTGAAAAATGAGCAACCTTTGGTTTAATATTCGCTTTGGTAAACGTCACTGGCAACTCAGTCGTGATTGGGAGGTAACGTGGGAGATTAACCCTTATTGGGATCACGATCAACAAACTTATCAAATATCTCCCTGGTTTCAGGTTTACTGCGCTTTTGGACGGCATTTCTAAATTTATACTTGTTTCGTAGACCCTAAACTGTTATAATTGTTTTATGAACAAAATCACACAATATTTAGATTCGGCTTCAGCCGCTTATTATGCAGGCTCACCATTTATCACTGATGCACAGTTTGATGCATTGGCTGATAGCGTGGGTTACGGTGCTGTGGGGGCAAAACAAAATCTCAAAACCGAGCGACATTTGTACCAAATGTACTCACTACAAAAGTATTACGAAGATGAAGGCGTCCAACCTCTCCAAGGCATTCGAGGCATTGCTACAAGTGTTAAGTTGGATGGGGCAGCTCTTAGCCTACTTTATGTTGATGGTAATCTTGTTCGAGTTCTTACCCGTGGGGATGGTGTAGAAGGTCAGATTGTAACTGATAAATTCTTGGGCAACCCCATTGTTCCACAAAAAGTTCCCTTTTTAGGCGTGTACCAAGTTACTGGCGAGATTGTTGCTCCACTCAACATTGAAAATGCACGTAACTATGCAGCCGGTGCACTTAACTTAAAAGATGTAGCTGAATTTCAATCACGAGCACTAAGTTTCTTTGCTTATGGTGTTCAGCCTAGCCTATCGGACACATTCAACCAAGACCTAAATCTCTTACACGACTCAGGCTTTTCAGTAATCAATGAGCCGGACTTGGACAAAATATTTCCTTGTGACGGTGTAGTGTTCCGTGTTAACGATAACGAGCTGTTCTATGAGATGGGTTACACAGCCAAACATCCCAGAGGTGCATATGCTAAAAAAGAGCGTGCCGAACACGTTGAAACCACACTCACGGCAGTTGAATGGCAAGTTGGCAAGTCAGGCAAGGTTACTCCTGTGGGTATCCTGGAACCTGTACTTATTGGCGATGCTATGGTTAGTCGTGCTACCTTGAACAACCCAGGTTTTATTGAAATGCTGGATTTGCGAATTGGTGATCGTGTGGCCGTTATACGTGCCGGAGAAATTATTCCTTGCATACTACATAAAGTTGATGCTTGAGGAGTAAAAATTTACACTTGTCAAACCATACCTAATCCAGTATAATATAGTCTACAAAGTGATAAACAACATGAAGATCGAAATCCCAACAACCTGCCCCTGCTGTGATTATAAACTCGAATTGGTCAACGATCAATTGTTTTGTCGCAACACAGCTTGCGGAGCACAGCTGGGTAAAAAAGTTGAACACTTCTGCAAGACTCTGGGCATCAAAGGCATGGGGCCTCGGAGTGTTGAAAAGCTCAACCTACAAGACTTAACCGAGCTGTTCTACTTAGACCAAGATTCCGCAGCTGAAGCATTGGGCAGTGAGCGCACAGCCACAAAACTCTTAGACGAGATTGAGCGTGCCAAAGGTGCTGACTTGGCCACAGTGATTGCCAGCTTCAGTATCCCACTGGTTGGCAATACAGCATCACAAAAGATTTGCAGTGTTGTCGAGCACATTGACCAAATCACTTACGAAACTTGCAAACAAGCTGGCCTAGGCGACAAAGTCACAGAAAACTTAGTTGGCTGGCTACAAACAGATTTCCCTGACTTACGAGAGTTTTTGCCGTTCTCTTTTAAGTCCAACCGCAATTCCACATCAAATAGTAATAATAATTCCAAGACTGTTTGTATCACTGGAAAGTTATCTTCTTACAAAACTAAAGCAGAAGCCTACAAAGCACTAGAAGAGGCAGGCTACAATGTTACTGAATCAGTAACAAAAGCCACTGATATCCTAGTTGATGAAGAAGATAAAGCTAGTACAAAACGCAAAAAAGCCGAGTCTCTTGGCATCCAAATCATAACAAACCTAAATACTTTCTTGAAAGAAACCACAAATGACTGAAAAAACAACTAAAAACTGGTCTGACGAAGCTGTTGACCAATTGATGCAAATCGTTGGCAGCGAAAGCCCTGTTAGCGTTGATAGCGTTGAGCGTGCTGCTGAGCAGTTGGGTAAAACCACTCGCAGTATTGCCAGCAAACTGCGTCAACTAGATCGTGAAGTTGCTAGTCTTGCAAAAGAAAAAACAAGTGCATTTACTGCTGACGAAGGCGCTGATCTTGCCGATTTCGTTAACGCAAATGCTGGTAACCTAACCTACAAAGATATTGCTGAAAACTTTGCTGACGGCAAGTTCACTGCAAAGCAAATTCAAGGCAAGCTGTTGGCCCTTGAGTTGACTGGCTCAGTAAAGCCTGCTGAAAAAGTTGAAGTTGCTCGTACTTACACAGAAGCCGAAGAAGCTACTTTTGTTCGTATGGCTGACGCAGGTAGCTATATCGAAGAAATCGCTGCCAAACTCAACAAAACTGTTGCCTCAGTTCGTGGTAAGGCTTTGAGCCTGACACGTAAAGGCCAGATTGCTAAGATTCCTGCACAAAAAGAATCTCATGCTAAAGAGTCTGTTGACCAAGTAACTGCCTTGGGTGCTAGCATCCACACTATGACTGTTGCAGAAATTGCTGCTAAAGTTGACAAAACAGAGCGTGGCCTGCGTACCCTGTTGACTCGTCGTGGTATCAAAGTTGCTGACTATGACGGCGCAGCTAAAAAAGCCAAAGCAGAAGCCAAAGCCGCTGCTTAATTTGGTTTAAATCAGTAGCCCGGGAGTTCCATAAAGCTCCCGGGCTTTTTCTGTTTAGGAGGTCAAGAGTATGCGTGTTACAATTACATACCATGACAACGAGTCGTTTACGATGGAAGAAGTCGTCAAACAGGCTATGCACAATTATGGAAAAGCCGCACAAGTAGAAATCTCACCAGAATCTACAATGGCTTACGACCACATTTATTTTGGCCTACAGCAGTTGATAACTCATGAACAACTGAGTTTGCTGTATGATAGTGGCGTAACTTATCAACAAGATTTAAAAAAGCTGCGAGAGCAAGTTATGTACAAAGTAACTGAAATCGTAGATCAAGTTATTATTGACAATGAAGCGAAAGTAGGGTAACTTTGGATACTAGTGCAGTAGTCTTAAACAAATTATTAACTGAGCGTAACCTAGATATTTGGGCTAAACTCAAGTTGGTATTTTTAGACCCTGCGTATTCTTCCTTGTACAGCGTAGTAAACAAATACTACGAAAAGTACAGCGCAATTCCGTCTTTTGACGATCTTGAGCTAACCTTAAGGGAGGGTCCGGCGTCTAAAACACTGGCAACTCTCCGGTTAACCGAGGTACCAGACGTTTCCGCAGAAGTAGCCCTGGACGCATTAATCGACCAGTATACTCAAAACGAAACGGTAAAATTACTAGATAAATTCGTAGACAAGTTACCACTCTACGATACAAATGAAATAAAAGAAAACTTAGCTTCAATTGCATTAACAATTGAAGAAAAGACCCACACATCAGAAAAAGTGTTTACAATGGCTGACATGATGATGTTCAGCCACCCAGAAGATTTGGAAAAAGAACGTGTTTATCTTGGCCTTAATAACGGTTTTGACAGTGTGCTTGGTGGCGTGGCTCGCCAAGAACTCATACTCATTGGAGGTAAACGGGGATCTGGCAAATCTATTGCTAGTAGCAATCTTTTTGTTAATCAATATGAGTCTGGTAACAGTAGTATTTACTTTAGTATTGAGATGACTGCTAAAGAGACCATGGAACGTAATCTTAGTATCCTGGCAAATGTAAACCTACAAAACTTAAAACAACACAAACTAACAGATGACGAACTGCTACGAGTAGTTCGAGCCCGAGCAGAAATGTTTGAGAATAGCGGTGACTTAGTCTCGGAGTTTTTACGTCACCGCGACCGCTACAAGTTTGAAGAAAACTTAGTACGAAACTGTGTGCTAAAAGCAGATAATCAAATGATTATTGTTGATGATCGTGACTTGACCCTAAGCAGCATCGACTTGCATATCGGCAAAGCTAAAGCCAAGTTTGGCGATAAACTAAAACTGGTAGTAGTTGACTACTTAAATCAAATTCAGATTGAAGGCACAGATATCTATGATTGGAAACCTCAAATTGAAGTGTCCAAGAAACTCAAAAACCTTGCCCGTAAGTACGAGATCGTTATGGTTAGTCCATATCAAATCGACGCTAACGGAGAAGCACGTTTTGCCAAAGGTATTTTGGATGCCGCAGATATCGCACTTACAATGGAAGCTCATGATAAAGAAACCAGTGCAATTTCTTTTCAAACCACTAAAATCCGAGGCGGTAAAGAAATGGCGTTTACGTGCCCAATTGACTGGGACTCACTACGCATTTCGCCACAGAGTGTGGATCGCCCAGCAGCTAAAGAACCAGTTAAAAAAGTAAAGAAAGGTCAAGAGGAAGTGGTGCCGGTATCAGATAGCGGTGCAGACTTACCTTGGAATGCATAATGAGTGACCCAGTCTTAGAACTTATCCAGAAAAACGACCTGAAGTTCTCTGTTTCAGGTCGTGACTATCTTATCAAATGCCTAAACCCAGATCATAGTGACTCAAACCCCAGCTTTCGTGTTGACAAAGTTTCTGGCGTAGCACATTGCTTTGCTTGTGGCTTTAAAACCAATCTTTTTAAGTATTATGGAGTTTTTACAAACCCAGTACCCATCAAGATTATGGCACTTAAAGAAAAGCTGGAAGTACTAAAACGATTTGGTCAAGAACTAGAATTGCCTAGTGGCTACACACCTTGGACCAAAGTGTTTCGTGGCGTTAGTGCACAAACACTCAAGCATTTTGAGGCTTTTTATACAAATCAAGTTGAAAAGCTACAAGACCGTATTGTGTTTCCAATCAAAGACATTACTGGTAAAAATATTGTGTTTGTGGCACGACATACAATGTCACAAGGCAATCCCAGGTATGTTAACTATCCTGTAGGTGTTAAGATGCCACTATTTCCCAGCCACTTGCCAAGTGGTTATAGTTCAATGGTAATTGTAGAAGGCATGTTTGACATGCTTAACTTATATGACAAAGGTTGTGAAAATGTTGTCTGCGCGTTTGGCACCAATACCCTACAAAACGAAACGAAATCGAAGTTACTTCCATTTAAGGCTCAAGGTATTACGCACGTATATCTACTATTCGATGGTGACGAAGCGGGTCGCAAGGCCGCCCAATTACTCAAGCCTATTATCGAAGCTGAAGGTTTTATTACGGAAGTAGTAGACCTACCAGATGGTGTAGACCCTGGCGATTTAGATAGTGAGAATGTACGAAGCATTGCAGAGTACATTAATAAATAAACTTGAAATGTTAGCTCAGATACGCTATAATAAAGTATCACAAGGAATAATAAATGAAAATTGCAGTTATTGACAAAGCACCCAACCGTACTCGTTATTCAGACTACTTTGAGTTTGAGTATGACCAGTACCACATGAGTTCGGTGCCAATTACCAAATTGCTGAAAAAAGATGTAGACTTGGTAGTAGACTTGGAGCCATACGACTTCGTAGTCTTAGTCGGCGCAGAAGCTGCCAAAGAATACGCCAAGATTACCTCGGTAACCAACATGGCTGGACAGCTTGTCAACGACAAGTTTATTGCTATCTCAAATCCAGCAATGCTGAGCTTCAAGCCTGAAGGCAAACCTGACTTTCAGCGTGCTGTGGATCGTATTCACAAGTACGTAAAAGGTCAACTAAAGCCTAGTGTACAAGGTGATTTTAAGGGTATTGACAGCACTGATGAAGCCAAAGAATTTTTGCGAGAAGTAATGGACAATGCCCGAGGTTATGTTGCCTGGGACACGGAAACAACTTGTCTTTATCCACGAGACGGTTACGTACTTGGTTTGTCACTAAGCTACAAAACCAAGCATGGTCGTTATATCTTAACAGACTGCCTAGACGACGAGTGCATGGACTTGTTGCAAAAGATTGCTAATGAATACACAACAGTGTTTCACAACATGAAGTTTGACTACAAGATGATTGAGTATCACCTTGGCATTAGTTTTCCTCGTAGTCGTGTACACGACACAATGGTCATGCACTATGTGTTAGATGAAACTGATTCACATGGTTTGAAGCCATTGGCCTTAAAATACACCGATTACGGCGACTATGATAGTGAACTTGATGACTTTAAAAAGGCATACTGTGCAGCCAATGGTTTGCTGCAAGATGACTTTACCTATGACCTTATCCCATTCGACACTATTAGCCGTTACGCTTCGATTGACACAGCCGTTACATACGAACTTTTCCACAAGTTTTGGCCCATTGTACAAGCCAACGACAAACTGCGTAAAGTTTATTCGGAAATATTGATTCCTGGTACACTGTTCTTGATGGACATGGAAGAAGTTGGTATTCCTATGAGCACAGAACGCATGGCTGCTGCTAGTAAATACCTTGATGCTGAAATTGAGGCTGCCAAGCAGGTTGTGTACTCGTTTGATGCAGTAAAACAATACGAGCGTGACAGTGGCAAAATCTTTAATCCCAACAGTGTTATGCAGCTGCGTGTTGTGCTTTTTGACTACTTGGGTCTTAACCCGACTGGCAAGAAAACAGCTACTGGTGCAGTCTCAACTGACGCAGAAGTACTTGGCGAACTATCAGATGAACATCCACTACCAGCAGCTATCTTAAAGGTTCGTCAGCTTGGCAAGATTCAAAACACCTATATTCAAAAGATTCTACCAGAAATTGACCGCGATGGTCGTATTCGTACAAATTTTAATCTTATATTTACTACTAGCGGTAGGCTTAGTAGTTCTGGGAAGTTCAACGCTCAGCAAATACCTCGCGACGATCCTATTATCAAAGGTTGCATCCAGGCTCCAGCAGGCTACAAGATTGTATCGCAAGACTTGACCACAGCTGAAATGTACTATGCGGCTGTGCTAAGCGGTGACAAGAACCTGCAAGAAGTTTTTAGTTCAGGCGGCGACTTTCACTCAACAATTGCTAAAATGGTGTTCTCATTGCCATGTGCGGTTGAAGACGTTAAAAAGCTGTTTGGAAGTATGCGTCAATCGGCTAAAGCTATCTCTTTTGGTATTTTGTACGGTTCAGGTGCTAACAAAGTATCGCAGACTGTGTCAAAAGCCACTGGTGAGGTTTACCCTGTTGAGCAGGCTCGTGACGATATTAAACAATACTTTACAAAATTCAACAAGCTAAAAAAGTGGCTTGAAGATCGCAAAAACTTTATTCAAACAAATGGTTATACATACTCATTCTTTGGCAGGAAACGCAGACTACCTAATGTGTTTAGCGCAGATAAAGGTATCGCAGCTCACGAAGTCCGTAGCGGAATCAACGCTGAAGTACAGTCACTTGCCAGTGATGTTAACTTACTTGGCGCTATGCGAACAGCACAAGAAGTTAAAGAGAAACAGCTAGATGCTAAAATCTTTATGCTGGTTCATGACTCGATTGTTGCGCTTGTAAAAGACGAAGATGTGGTGGAATACTGCGAGATCCTAAAGCGTAACACTCAACACCAGTGGGGCTGTGAAATCCCAAACACCCCAATTGGTGTAGATCAAGATATTGGCGAGGATTATAGTTTTGGACACTTTACAGAAACATACGAAATTATCGGAGATACACTGGCCCGTGTTCAGGCTAGGTGAGCATGAACCCAGACAAGAGTCTGGGGTTGTGTACTACTACACGCACTATGTTGATGAGCTGAATTCTGAAACAGCAACTGTGCGCGTAGTAGACGACGCCAGCATACCTGGAACTACTTTGGGTATGCGCAGGCTGCGTTTAAAAGCTGACCCTAAGGTAACGCTATTTCCAGTTCGCACCGCTATCTACTTTTTAGCAGACTTGGTAAAATTAGCCAAGTCTACTACTTGGTTTATTGATAATAGTGGCAGAGTATTTCACTATGAAAAAACCACACGCGCCAAACTGACTACACGCAAGATCAAACAAGTTTTACCTGCGGCAGGGCTAGGGTGTGTGTTTGAATTGCAAGGTCTGTCTAGCCGCTTCAAAGCCATGCAGCGGCCTGGTGAAAATCAACACTATGCCAGAGTATTGCAATTAGGCATGGCACATATTTTTTATGGTTTTTGTGACGCACACAAGCCCGATAGTTGGAGAATGGTCTAGTGCCTAAAGCAATTATATCAAATCGTATTTACATGGATAACCCTGGTGTTGAGCATACCAAAAAGGTTATCAGTGAGCTTACATACAAAATCAAAAAAGACACTGGGTCAAAGAAATTTGCTACAGTTGAAACTATCAAAAACTACAAAGTACTGCCCAAAGGCATCTTGAGCATCCCACAAGGCCGTCTAGACTTGGTTCCAGACGACTACGAGGTCATTGACAAACGCATAGTAGACCATATACCTTTTCCTGACCCTAAGTTTGAACTAAGACCAGAGCAGCAGGTAGTATATGACCCAATCGACGATACTTGTTTCATCAACGCACTGGTTGGATGGGGTAAAACATTTACAGCACTACACCTTGCACACAAGTTTGGTCAAAAGACCCTTGTTATCACACACACGGCTGCTCTCAGAGATCAGTGGTGTGAAGAAATCGAAGTGCTGTTTGGACACAAACCTGGAGTAATCGGCGGAGGACAGATAGACTATGAAGACCACTTTATCACAGTTGCCAACATACAGACCCTTGCTAAAATTGCTGGTGATTTATCTAAGGAGTTTGGGTGTATTATCCTTGATGAGGCCCACCACTGTCCTGCCACTACGTTTGCACAAACAGTGGACGCTTTTCACGCACGATACCGTATTGCGCTGTCAGGTACAATGATTCGCAAAGACGGTAAACATATTCTGTTCCGTGACTACTTTGGGCCGGTTGTTTATAAACCACCGCAGTCTAACACACTAACACCCACAGTGCACATTGTTAAATCTGGGATTACGCTAAAACCAGGCGTTCCTTGGGTTGAAAAAGTCACGGAATTGCTAGAGTCAGAAAAGTACAGGCAGTTTATTGCAACTATTGCATTAATGCATATGCAAGAAGGTCACTCGGTATTGGTTATTGCTGATCGAGTGGAGTTTTTACACAAAGTGAAAGAATACATTGGCGAAGATTGCGCGGTTGTTACAGGCGACACAGAATACGAAGACAGACAACACATCAAGCAACAAGTACTTGATGGAACCAAAAAAGCCATTTGTGGGAGCCGGCAAATCTTTTCAGAAGGCATATCTATTAACACGCTCAGCTGTGTTATCCTTGCAGCCCCAATGAGCAACGACAGTTTGCTAGAACAAATTGTGGGTCGTGTACAGCGATTACACGAAGGCAAGTTAGATCCCCTAGTTGTAGATATTAACTTTGCTGGTTACGCAGATAAAAAACAAAACAACGATAGGCTGGCGCTCTACTTACGTAAAGGCTGGCAGGTAATAACAGCATGATAAAATTTACACTTGCAGCAGTGTGGTCTTTATGCTATAATATAGTCTAAGTTAATCATTATGGCACTCTTTTTTAACCTGGATTTATTAGAAACAGAAACAAATTGCGACCCTAAATTGATGTTAAGTATGCTGGAAAGGCACTTTAGCAAAAAGCTTATACCGAAAAACCACCACGAACTAAATAGTTTTAAAAACTTGTCGGGTCACAGCTTCTTGTTAAATGCCCAACCTCTTTTCTCCGAAACTTGCGATATTGCACACAAAGCGCAATACATTAGACTTGCAGGAAGGCGTGACTATAGCTTATACAAACTTTACCGAGTAGTTTACCTAGACTTGAGTTATTTCAAAGACATTGACTTAGATGCCTTAAAACACAATCCGCTGCTCACAATCACAGACAACAAAATTTACTTTAAATACGAAAACAACTAACATGGCAATCTCATTTAAAAATACCAAAGGCAAAGCAATCTCAAACAAAGTTGAGGCTTATGAATACAAAGACGGTGAAAACACAGTTAGACTAGTGGGCGGAGTTCTGCCACGCTACGTCTACTGGCTCAAAGGGGCTAACAACAAAGACATTCCAGTTGAGTGCTTGGCTTTCTCTCGTGACAAAGAAAAATTCGACAACATCGAAAAAGATCACGTTCCCTCCTTCTACCCAGACTTGAAGTGCTCGTGGTCGTATACAGTTAACTGTATTGACCCTAAGGACGGCAAAGTCAAGGCGCTTAACTTGAAAAAGAAACTGTTTGAACAAATTGTTTCAGCGGCCGAAGATTTGGGTGATCCTACCGATTTCGATACAGGTTGGGATGTAGTTTTCAAGCGTACCAAAACAGGACCACTGGCTTTTAATATCAGCTACGACTTGAGTGTATTGCGTTGCAAACCACGTCCACTAACCGATGCCGAGCGTGAAGCCGCAACAGCAGCTAAATCAATTGATGAAAAGTACCCTCGCCCAACAGAAGCCGAAGTACTAGCCCTATTGGAAAAAGTAGCATCTAACTCCGACGAAGGTGATGAGGCTGACACAGCAGCATCCGAAGCAGTCAAAGAACTAGGTTGATAATATATAGCCCGCAATCCTAAAAAGCTTGCGGGCTATTTTGTCTGATAAAACAATGAAAATACTATTTACAGCAGACGTACACATCAAACTAGGTCAAAAGAATGTTCCAGTGGAGTGGTCACGTAATCGCTTCCGCTTATTCTGCGAACAGTTTAGTGAAATGCAACATAGTGCAGACCTGGTAATTGTAGGCGGTGATGTGTTTGACCGATTGCCTACCATGGACGAAGTTGAGTTATACTTTGACTTTGTAGAAAGCTTTCACAAGCCTACACTAATCTACCCTGGCAATCATGAGATGTTGAAAAAAGACTCAACGTTTCTAACCAATCTTAAAAAGTCCACGCACCGCTTAAATCCACTAGTAAGCATGCTTGATGATTACTATGAAAATGTAGGATTTGACTTAGACATTATTCCTTACAATAAGCTCAAAGACTACGAAAAACATGGTCGTGATTTTGGTGGTCGTATCTTATGCACACACGTTCGTGGCGAGATTCCTCCACACGTAAAGCCCGAAGTCGATCTAGACTTATTTAACCGTTGGCAAGTTGTGCTAGCTGGTGACCTACACAGTTATGAAAACTCTCAAAGAAATATTCTTTACCCTGGTAGCCCTTATACTACTAGCTTTCATCGTTCCAGGGTTGATACCGGTGCTATTTTGCTTGATGCTGATAGCTTGGAACATACGTGGCTTAAATTCAACTTGCCGCAACTTATCAAGCGAACAATCGCCGCTGACGAGACGCCAGTGGCTACGGACTTTGATCACACCGTTTACGAAGTCCAAGGTGATATGCAAGAACTCGGAGAACTAGCCGATTCAGAGCTAATCGCTACCAAAGTGCTAAAACGTGATACAGACTCCGCCCTGATGCTTGATGCAGAGATGACCCTAAATCAGGAAGTTCGAGAGTATGTAACCTATATTCTAGAATTACCCGAAACCACAGTAGACAAAGTTCTACAGGAGATGCAAAATCATGCAGAAAAATTCACATAAATCAGCGCAAGTATGGTCACAAACAAACTGCCCAGCCTGTACTGAGGCAAAGCGACTACTAGACTTGCATGGCGTACGGATTGAAGAACGTATGCTTGGTATTAACGGGTATACTAAAAAAGATTTAATTGAACTAGTTCCAGACGCTCGCAGCGTACCTCAAATCTTTTTAGATGGTGTGTATGTTGGCGGGTTGCAGGAGCTAAAAAGAAAACTAGCAAATGATAACAATAAAAACACTAGCATGGTCTAACGCATTCAGCTATGGTGAGGGCAACAAGATTGATTTTGTTGCTGCACCACTTACACAGCTTGTAGGAAAAAATGGTCACGGCAAGAGTTCTATTGCCCTAGTGCTTGAAGAAGTACTGTTCAATAAAAATTCCAAAGGCATTAAAAAGGCCGATATTCTTAACCGGTATGTAAAAGACAAGCACTATGCAATCGAACTAGTGTTTGACCGAGATGGTACAGAGTACAAGATCGAAACACGTCGTGGCACTACTCAAACGGTTAAGTTGTACAAAAATGGTGTGGACATTAGTGCACATACTTCCACAGCCACTTATAAAATTGTTGAAGAAGTAATCGGCATTGACCATAAAACTTTTAGTCAAATTGTTTATCAGAGTAATGCATCAAGCCTAGAGTTTTTAACTGCTGCAGATACTGCGCGTAAAAAGTTCCTTATTGAAATCCTAAACTTGGGTCGTTACACTCAAGCACAAGAAGTCTTCAAAGAAGTAGCACAAGAGTTAAGCAAAGACATTGCCTCAACGCAATCACAGGTAAACACAGTTGTTGCCTGGCTAGACAAATACTCTAAGGTTGACTTAACCCCAAAACAGCCAGTAGAGGTACCCAACTTAGACTCACAAGTATTGCAAGAAGCAGCTAAACTAGAAGTAGCTATTCAGGGTGTAGAATCTACCAACAAAAAGATTGCACAAAACAATACCTACAAACAATTACAGTCTAAGATTACAATCTTACCACTGCCAGAAAAACCAGAAGAAGACGTAAGCACAAAACAAACGATTGTATCACAGCTTAATACCACATCAATTGAGCTGCAAAAAACAGTAAAAGATGTTGAGGCGTTTGTCCAAAAAATGAACAAACTACAAGGTAATTGCCCTACTTGTTTACAGTCCATAGACGTTAACAAGATTGCCGAACTTGTAAGTGAGCAAGCTGCAATAAAGCAAGCCGCCTTAGAAAAATTGGACAAAGCCACACAGTCTCGCAAAGATATCACACAAGACTTAAATGCACACGCACAGAAAGTCTTAGCTTGGCAACAAGCACAGCAAAGTCAAGCGGACTGGGAAAAGTATCACTTACTTATTGACACAGAACTGCCAGATGTTGTGCTAGATAAAGCTACACTACAATCTGATCTTGCTGGACTACAGTACAGTATTGAAACTACTCGTACTCGTATACAAGCTGCTGAAAAAACCAATCAAGCAGTAAGTGCACATAATTCTAAAGTTGACACTATTAGTAAGCAACTGGCAGAAATGTCCGAGGAGTTAGAAACTTATAGTGGTCGACTGCACGAGTTATCAGAGCGTATGAGCATTGTTAACGTGCTCAATAAAACTTTTTCAACAACTGGACTGGTAGCATACAAAATAGAGTGCTTGGTCAAAGACTTGGAAGAAATCACAAACAGCTACCTTGTAGACTTAAGTGATGGTAGATTCCAGATTAGTTTTAAAATTTCAGCTAGTGATAAACTCAATGTAGTTATCACTGACAATGGTCGTGATATTGAAATGCTGGCATTGAGTGGAGGTGAGCGGGCACGTGTAAACGTAGCCACCCTACTTGCAATTCGCAAGCTAATGCAGACCCTAAGTAGTTCCAGGATCAACTTGCTGATCTTAGACGAGACTGTTGAAGCACTTGATGTAGACGGCAAAGAAAAATTAGTGGAAGTCCTCCTAGGGGAAGAACACTTGAATACCTTTTTAGTATCACACGGATTTAGTCATCCACTGCTAGAAAAGGTCAACGTTGTAAAACGCAACAACATATCCCAAATAGAGGTATAACATGATTAAAATCGAAGAAATCAAGGCCATCAAAGCCACCATAGTACGCGATGGCGTGCGCCAACCACTACTATTACACTCACATATTTCTGACGCTGAACTGGCCACAGTTGAAGCTGAGTCAGGAACCATTACATACTCTGTTGATGAGCGTGAGGTAAAAACAGTCACTTTTCAGGCTAAACCAGCCCCCGTTGCACCAGCAGCTAAACCAGCCAAACCAGCAATTGTTAAGCCAGCCGCCAAGACTGCCCAGCCAACACCTGAACCTACAAGTGCGGAAACGCCGACTGAGTAATGGTAGTAGACGCTAGAGCAAAAGGTGCACGTACAGAAACCACAGTACGTGATCTTTTGCGTAAACACACCGGCTTAGGGTGGGAACGAATACCTGGGTCAGGAGCACTTGATGCCAAGCACTTGCTCAAAGGCGATCTTTACGTGCCTGGCAGAACCAACCTGTGGTGCGTAGAAGTCAAAGGCTATGCAGAAGATCACCTGACCTCACACCTATTGACTTCAAAAAGTCCGCAGCTTGTAGAATTCTGGGAACAAAGTGTCAGGCAAGGCAAGCAGGTAGAGAAGAAACCACTGTTAATCTTTAAGTTTGACCGATCAAAAGTTTTTGTGGCTTTTGACGAAATGCCTAATTCGCAAGACTACCGCTGTGTTTACTATAATCATGAAACTCACGAATTTTATGTTGCTCTACTAGAAGACTGGTTAAAGTATGAGCAACCACAATTTGTCACTTGACTTGGCGGGTTATCAAGTGTATAATATACACTTAACCACAAAAATACACAATGAGTAAAACATTCAAACAAGCCACTGAATCAACAGCAACACTGCTTGTTGTTGATGCACTAAACCTTGCTTTTCGTTACAAGCATTCAGGAGCCACTGATTTTGCTGAAGACTACCTGCGCACAGTAAATAGTCTAAAGAAATCTTACAAAGCCTCACACGTTATTATTGCATGTGACCAAGGCTCAAGCAGCTATCGCAAAGCACTAAGCCCAGAATACAAGCAAAACCGCAAAGACAAGTTTGCAGAACAAACAGACGCTGAAAAAGCTGCGTTTGAACTGTTCTTTGAAGAATTCACCAAAACGCTTGAGCACATTGCTGAAAATACCGACTATCCTGTGCTGCGCTTTCAAGGCGTTGAGGCTGACGATATTGCAGCATACATTGTTAGTAAAAAGTCCAGCTTGCCTTTTGATGACATTTGGCTGATCTCCAGCGACCGTGACTGGGACTTGTTAGTTACCGAAGGCGTTAGCCGATTTAGCTATGTAACCCGCAAAGAAGTAACCATCAACAACTGGAATGACCACTATGAATTTAGCCCTGAAGATTACATTAGCGTTAAGTGCCTTATGGGTGATACTGGCGACAACGTTCTTGGTGTGCCTGGTATTGGGCCTAAACGAGCTGTTGCCTTGGTTAGTGAATATGGCAGCTGTTACGACATTGCTGCAAACATTCCACTTAGCGGTAAGTACAAGTACATTCAAGAGTTGAACAAGTGCCGCGACTTGTTACTACTCAACTATCAACTAATGGACTTAGTTACTTATTGTAGCGAAGCTATTGGTGAAGCTAATATTATAACCATTGATCAAACCCTAGAACTTTACACAAAATGAACAGCACACTTATAAGCAGCGGTAGTATTACTGCCTCATACGATCCTAATACTATGACATACCGCAACAATCCCAAGATTCAGTGCCAAGTACAGCCTGATGCAATTCTTCCACAGCGGGCACACCGCACAGATGCAGGTGCAGACCTTTTTGCGTGGTTTCCAGAAGGTGCAGCACGTTGGATTGAAATCTATCCTGGAGAACAAAAACTTGTTGATACGGGTATAGCGGTAAAAATTCCAGAAGGCTTTGTGGGCCTTATTTACAATCGCAGCTCGCAAGGCAAAAAAGGCATTACAATCCCACATTCAGTTGGAGTCATTGATTCAGATTATCGTGGAAATTTAAAAGTTTTGCTAAAAAATATTTCCGATGACCCCTATAAAATCGACGCTGGGGACAGAATTGCCCAGCTAGTAATCCAACCAGTTCAAATTGTGGACTTTGTGGATTCTTGGAATGACACACAACGTGGTACTGGCGGATTTGGCAGTACTGGACAATAAAATAGGAATATTATGAAAAATTTCGCATTACTAGTACTAGTAACAGTACTAACAGCATGTGGTGGTAATACTGAGCCACCAGTCATACCAAAAGTAGTAACACTATCAGACCAAACTGTTGCAACACTACCAACACCTTTTGTAGCGGGTCCAGCAGGAACTGTTACTGTTCCATCAGTGCCTGTGGTAGGCCCAGGCCCAGCAGCACAACTACCGTTTGTAGTTGGCCCTGTTAAAGGACCAGAAGTTACCGTAATCCCAAATGTAGTGGTAGGACCAAGTCTGGTAGTTCAACCTACAATTAATTACTGCACAGACGGATTTGTGGTTGGGCCTTGTGTAAAACTATCAAATACCTGCACACCAGACGCTAGCGGGTTTGTAATCGGCCCTTGCAGCCAATAAAGAAAGAATAAATGAACTCTCCATCAACACGCGCGCAAGTAATCACACGTCGTACCTATAATCGCCCTACCTCAGACGACGGAAAAGAATTTGAAACATGGCAAGAAACAGTTGCTCGCGTTATTGACCATCAAGAGTGGTTGTGGACACGAGCAGTAGATCGCGAACTCAATGATGTTGAGTACGCAGAATTATACGATCTTGAGCAATTGATGCTTGATCGTAAAGTATTAATGAGTGGCCGTACGCTGTGGTTGGGTGGTACTAACGTAGCTAAAACACGTGAAGCCTCTCAGTTCAATTGCAGCTTTACACACGTTGAAACAATCTATGACGTAGTTGACGTCTTATGGCTGCTATTACAGGGCTGTGGCGTTGGATTCAAGCCAATTGTTGGTACACTCAACGGATTCTCAAAGCCAATTAAAAATATTCGTGTAGTACGTAGTACACGCACATCTAAGGGCGGTAATGAAGAGAATGTGGAATACTGGGCATCTGATACCAAAACTTGGACTATTCAAGTCGGAGACAGTGCAGAAGCTTGGGCAAAGTCTGTTGGCAAGTTGCTTGCGGGTAAGTACCCTGCTGATACTTTGGTTCTTGATTTTAGTCAACTACGACCTGCTGGTGAAAGGCTAAAAGGATATGGTTGGATTTCGTCGGGTGATGCTGCTATCAGTACTGCTTATACCGCTATTGCCAATATACTTAATGGTCGCGCTGATAGTCTGCTTACTCGCATGGATATCCTTGATATTGTTAATCATCTTGGCACCATTCTTAGTAGTCGCAGAAGTGCTGAAATCGCACTATTCGATTATGATCAACCTGAATGGGAAGAATTCGCCGTAGCCAAAAAAGATTGGTGGTTGCACAATAATCAGCACCGCACACAGTCAAATAACAGCTTAGTATTTAAAAAGAAGCCGCTAAAATCAGACTTGGAGCGTATCTTTGGCATGATGATTGAAGCTGGTGGAAGTGAACCTGGATTTATCAATGAAGTCGAAGCCCTCAGACGCGCTCCGTGGTTTAAGGGAGCCAATCCATGCGTTGAAATCTTACTCGGTAATAAGGCTTTCTGTAATCTTACCGAAACTGATATTGCAAAGTTCAAAGGCGACACTGCCGGTTTGCACAACGCTGTACGACTGGCAGCTCGTGCCAACTACCGACAAACCTGTGTTAATCTTCAGGACGGCATTCTTCAGGAATCTTGGCATCTTAACAACTATTTCCTACGACTATGCGGAGTAGGTTTAACTGGTATTGCAATGCGTCCAGACATGGGCAGCTATGACTACGAATACTTAAAGCGTACTGCTACATCAGCTGCTGTTGGTATGAGTTTGGAACTGGGATTGCCAGCACCTAAAAACGTAACTTGCATTAAGCCGTCAGGCACACTATCCAAAATCATGGATACCACAGAAGGCGTACACAAACCACTAGGAAAGTATATTTTTAACAATGTACAATTTAGCAAGCATGACCCGGTGGTTGAAAAGCTACGTCAAGCGAATTACCGTGTTATTAATCATCCTGTTGATGATTCTGGAGTTCTTGTTACGTTTCCAGTAATGTGGGACGGCGTTCCTTTTGATAAAGTTGATGGCAAAGAAGTTAATCTTGAATCAGCTGTTGTGCAACTGGAGCGTTATAAGCTTTTACAAACTAGCTGGAATCAGCAAAATACGTCAGTGACTATTAGCTATGACCCAAGTGAAGCACCTGCAATCATTGACTGGTTACTAGACAATTGGGACTGCTATGTTGGTGTGAGTTTTATCTACCGCACAGACCCAACCAAAACTGCCAAAGATTTAGGTTATTTATACCTTCCACAAGAAGTTGTAACTGAGCAAGACTACCGTGAGTATGCTCAGACTCTGGGCACTGTTGACTTAAACGATGCCAACAGTTTTGACGAAATTACCGATGCCGAGTGTGCAACCGGTGCCTGTCCCATTAAATAATTTTAAATACTCATATAGCATGAAATTCACACTAACAGATCTTTCAATTGAAGAAATCAATGCAGTCTTACTTGGCCTACAAGAATTACCTGCTAAAATTTGTAACCCATTAACTCAAAAATTGCGACAACAAGCAGAGTCTCAGCTACCACAGCCAGAAACTGCAGCAACTGTGCAATAAACTAGCCAAACAAAAAGCCCCTAACCATTGCTGGTTAGGGGCTTTTCTTTTATAGTGGAGTATCCTCGTCTGAGTCTTCGTCGTCTTCTTCATCATAGTTTTCACTTTCAGGACTTAGTTCACTGAAAATCATTACTAAAATATCACGATATGGTTCTGCAACTAAGTGCAAGTCTAACAAGTACACATCTAGGTGATTGTTGCGTAAGAGTTGCGCGTGGTACATGAACTGACCAAAAGCATCCAAATTTTCACTGATGTTTTCATTAGCATAGTCTTCAATCATTTGTGCGGCAGCCATTAGCAACATTGGTGGTATTGCAGATTTTGTGGCTACTGCCAGTAAGCGTAGTGCTTTGCGTTCACGTTCACGCATAATTGTATTGCGCTTGGCGCTGCTCCACGAGTAACCACCATCACCACCCCACAAGTCCCAAGCTACACGACCTTTTGAGGGAAATCCTTCCTCGCCGCTACTGAAGCCAGTAGCCCGCTTGTCTACTTCATGACGTGCAAAAAAGCTGTACATACGTAGCACAGTAGACTCACTTAGTGGTTCACGATCTTTTAGTTGGTTTGCTCGGGCTAAACCCACAAGCGTACCGCCTGGCTTGCCCTCATCTTTCCACTTTAGTGCACGACGGGCCGCTGATGCCATGCCGCTAGTGGGTTTATAACTTTTTGCCATTTTAGTTCCTGTAGGCCATAATAATTTGTTTACACATTCTACTTCGTACAATGTCTTCGTCTAAAAACTCAACTACTTCAATACCGTCAATATCTTCTAGTCTGTCAACAGCGTCTTCTAGGCCGCTATCTGGAATATCCGATTGTTCAGTATCACCTGAAAAAATCATCTTGCAGTTCTTGCCAATACGTGAAAGTAACATTTTCATCTCCTCACGCGTACAGTTTTGTGCTTCGTCTACTAAGACAACGCAGTCGTCAAATGTAGTTCCTCGTAAAAACCCTAGCGGAGTAGGCTCAATGTCTTTTGAACGCAAACAATACTCATAAAAGCCTTTTCCTAGTGCCTTGGTAAAAATTGAGTCAAAAGGCAATAGGTATGGAGCATACTTTTCTTCTAGTGTGCCTGGTAAAAAACCAAGGCCTCTGCCAGTTTCAATGTTGGGTCTGGTTAGGATAACCTTGTTAACACGCTTATAGTATAGTTCTCGAGCTGCATAGTTTGCTGCAATAAATGTTTTACCAGTTCCTGCACTACCTATTCCAAATATAACGTCATTGTTCTCAATCGCATCTAAATACTCACTTTGTACGAAGTTTAGTGGTTGAACTTCTTTAAAGGTATAGTTACGTTGAGGCTGAGGTTCTTCAAAACCTTCATGCTTACTTTGACGCAGTCTAGATTTTTCAGCCTGTGTGGGGCTTGTAGACTTTTTTGCTGGAAAGGTGCGATGTGATTTACCACTATTTCTTGCCATGTACTTCCTTGTTGGTTTATAAAATCCGGTGGAGTACTAATTATACCACCGGATAAGCGCACTGTCAAATAAAAATTTATTTATCCTTTTTATCAGGTACTTTTGTACCTTCCAGCTTCTTGTGTACTGTAATGGTTTTACAAACTTCTTTAGTTTGCTTTGTTTTAGGATCCGTTTGGTCAACACATACCTTTTTTGTTTCGGCAGCGATCGCCAATGGTGGCGACAATAAGCTAAATGTTAGTGCGGCTAAAATTAATGTTTTCATTTAAATCTCCGGTTGTGGTGCTGGTTGTGGTGCTGGCTTGCCGTTAATCATGCGAACTTCTGCACTAGTGCCATTGAATCCGGCTGTGGTTGAAATACCTGGGCTAAACGTAGGTTCTGTTTTAGGTGGCACATAACTGGTTTTGGCGGCAGCGGCAGCATTTTCTTGCGCTTGTTTCATTAGTGCAATAGATGCATCAACTTCTTCTTTGGTGCCACCTGCAAGCATAATTCCTGATAGAGTACCAGTTAAAAAAGTAGCAATTGGCACGATTAGTTCAAAAAACTTTTGATCGATTGGGCTAATTGCATTTAGTGGTTGCGTTACGAAAATTAAACTGTATAACACAACAAAAACAATCCCTGTTAGTGTTAGTGCCAAGCATATTCCAATAAAGAACTTTAATCGAGCCATTAGTTGCTCGTCGGTATAGAGAATTGTGTTATTTTGCACAAGAGGCTCCTGTGGTTGGTGTGGATGTGGCTGCAGCTGGCGTTGCCTGAGGGTCTAAGCGAGGGTCACGTTGACCTTTGAAAATGTGGTCTGGGCAAGTGCGAGTTACATCACAAATAGGTCGCTTGCACTGTGGTGTATCCCAGTTTTCTGGATTTTGGCACGGATAACGAAAACGGTCTCCTCCAAAAAATGCCAGTGCAAGCGGCAGTATTAGCAACACTCCTAGCCATTTAAATAGTTTTAAATCTACATTCATATTACTTTCCGGCTAGTGGATTATCTAGAGCTTTTTGTATTTTGTCGTCAACACTTTTATTCATGCGCTCAACCTTGGTTTCAGTTTCACGCTTTAGTTTGTCCATGTCATCACGCGCACGTTGCAGTGAAGTTTCTACATTTCGGGCCAGTACTTTTAAGTCTTGATCTGTTTCACGTTGTGCTTGCTTTACACTGCGCTCAATCTGCTCGGTTACTGATTCGTTACGACGAATATCAGTTTTTAAGTCGTTTTTAATATCACGAGTATAGTCAGTGGTTTTGCTAGAGTTTTCTTCGATCACGGCAAGGCGCTTATCAAAGTCGCTTAGGTCAGGAGCCGCATACTCAGCAATTTTCTTTTTCATACTTTGATAGTCTTTGTAGACTTCAAAAGTACCGTATAAGCCACCCAGTAGTGAACTAACAAGTGTAAAAGCTACCATAAGCTTAGCCGGAGTAAACTCGTAACCTCCAATGCTAATAACTGTGTCTTTACTTGCATACTGTTTAGCCGCTGCTTGTAAGTCATCTATTTTATTGTCTAAGTTAGACATATTATCTCCTATTTACTGCCGGTGTTTTCAAACTTCAAGTTTCTGAGATTGTTGATCTCACCTTCAAGTTTTTGAATCTCCATGCGTTTCTTTCTTAGTTCTAGCTGATACAGCTCATTACAGTCTAGGCGTTCTTTGGGCGCACCAATTGGTATGATTATTCTGCCATATAAACCAACGTTTTTTTGTGGGTCAAGCGGTGTAGTGCTCAACTGCTGTTGATTGTTATCACGATTAACAAGACCAATAACGCCAAACTCAAGGTTAGTGCTAGAACCAATAGCCATCGAACAATCAAGACCGTTAGCTCTAAAACTATCTGACTGAAAACTACCAGGCAAGCCTGGTAGTGAAAGATTCAAGGATCCGGTAGTATTAGCACCAGCAACACCGCAGAAAAATAACAGTGCAATACTACATTGTTTTAATTTATTCATTATTTAAATTTTGAGCAGACTCGGGAAGACACTGAAGTACCTTGAGCGTCCTGTTTTAGTAGTCGAGATTCGGTACAAATATATACAACTCTACCAACGTCCTGAGCTTTTACATACACATCAATAAACTTAGTTTCTAAGTATTCTATGCGTACCATTTTGCCCTGAGATGCCGCAAAAGGTAGTTTATTCCAATCTTTGTCGTATACATCTAGCTCATAAAACCATATCTCACGGCGTTTATTAAATAGCTCCATTTTTGCTTGCTGTACTCCTTGAACAAACGAAGGTTCAAAACTAAAATAAGTTGGAGTAAATTGGTGGGCATTGGCCAGCCCACCAGTTAGAAAAAATAGCACTAACAGTAGGTTACGGAAAAATTGCATAGTGTTACTTAGCAATACACTCCGCTACGACTACTGCGCGATACTCACCTGCTGGAAAAGACTTCTCAAAACCATAGGTTGCTTTTGAAGTAGTAGAAAACCAAACGCTGCCTGGTACAACCAAGTCGATTTCTGTGGTGTTGTTGTATACAATTTTATTGGTTGTATACGCTGACATAGCTGCATCACTTACCCGGCTCACATCAACTTGACCAGTCCAGTTTACTGCATCAACCAGCACAGGACTAGTAGTAAAGCTACTTGGTGCAGTAATAGTAGCTTTGTAGAAGCCGCCTTGTACTACGTCGTAACGTACCACAGGAGAAACACCGCCGTCTGTTCGGGCAGTGCTTAATAAATCAGGTGTTGGGTTACCATACACACCTGGTGTATCTGTGTTAATAACACACTTAGAAGTAACATTACCACGAATAGGTACTTCTGCGCTTTGAGCCGCTAGCCCAACGACTAGTAGCAGGGATAAAGTTAATTGCTTAATCATTTAGGTTCCTTTATTTGATTAAATTGAGAGTTAATCATAGCTTGATGCAATTCTTGCTGGCTTTGATTAAGTCTACGGCTATTACGGCTATCGGGCAGAACCTTATCTTTGAGCACTATGGTTTCTGCATATGTTCCACCTGGCATTGATACACTGTACTGTGCAAATCCAGGTATATTATTAAGGGAATCTAGCTTAAACCATAATGAAAGCGCTTGTGCGTTTAGGAGTAGGTTAGTGCCACGACTAGGAGGTTCGGTTGGCTTACGGAAATTTGCATTTTCAATTAAAAATTTACGATTACGTTCTTGTTCTTCGGCGGTTTCTAGTAGGCTAGTGTTCCAGGTTGGCTCTATAACCTGTTCGGCGGGCGTGTAGCCTGTGAGAGTTTGTGGCGGTCTGTAGTTTGGGCAGCTTGTGTCAGTTACAGGCTCTATTTTACAAGTGTCGTATCGGTACACATACCTAACATTAGGGTCTGTTACCTGACCAACACCTTCTAAGCGTATTTGTCCTGGGCCCCATAAGTTAATGGGTATGCTGTCAGTAGCCACTGTTTTGGTAATAGTATTGCCAGGCATTCCAGACCAATCATCACGACTACGAAACACATAGCCAGTACCACCAGCACGCAAGTTTTCAACATTTACCACAAGCGGGTCTTGTGTGTTTTTAACGGCTGTATAGGAGTACTGAACAGCATTAACTACTAGACCTGTGTACTGTGGTAATACTTCTTGCATTACCCAATTTAATCCAAACTGAGCTGCGTTGTTTGATCTTGTGTTTACTGTCTCAGAGTAAGAGTAAGAGTAAAATAGCAAGCAAACCGCCGCCGCCAAGCAATGTTTTAGTGTCATCGGTTAGTCCTTTGCTTTTGGGATTTGCTAGAGGTTGTTGTGCTTCGTTGGTTTTCCAAGCTGCACGAGCTTCAGATCCAATTGCTCCATCATAAGGACAAGGAGTACCTGCCATCATCATTGCATCAAAAACTCTGCGGTCTTGGCATAAGGTACTAACAGCAGCAACCTTCATGCCCATGTCAAACAGTGTTTTTGACAGCTTTAGTCGTTCGCAGTTTAAGTCTGCGGTAGTAGTTCCAGCACTAATACCCAAGATTTGAGTTTGCACAGCACCTGCTACACCCACAGTACAAAGGTCACTATTGGCTGTGTTGATTGTGGGACTAATTGCACTGGCTGGAGGAGAGCGCACAGTACTATCTGAACGTGTGATAATATTTGAGTTTGTGGTAACTGTACTGCCTAAATCTTGTGCTAGCACATTGCCAGCCAAAAAGCAAGCTGCTAATACCAGTTGTTTTAAATAATTCAAATTACGCTCCTAGCACGTGCAATGCATGGTTATAATGTTTAATTCGGTCTTCTAGTCCAATGGTTCCGCCATTGATGCGTTTGGTTAGTGTAAGGATATCGCCGCGATCTGCCCAAGTGTTTAACTTATTGGTTTCCCAAAACCAACAAGCCGACTGCGCAGCACCTTCAAAGGTTTCTAAGTATTCAGCAGCCTCTTCAACACTAATCTCCAGGCTAGCTGCAAACCAAGTATAGTTGTCACGGCCTGTAAGCTGAATTAATCCTTTGCCAGCAAAACGCCAGCCATCGCCACTTTCTGGAGGTCCGTTGCCCATGCGGTTGGCGTATACTAAGTTTGCAATTGCCTGCTGCTTGTCAGGTCTGCTGGCATACTGCTGTGCCAGCTCATCTGTGGGAAAGTACTTGGGAAAAATCTTGCGAAGTGTCACCGCCTTGTAGTTTAAGTTTTCACGCAGTGCAGTAAAATTACCAGACTCGTGTGCACACTGTGCAACAAAAGCAGCAATACGTTGTGGTGTATTGATTTCGTAGTCAGGAAGCAGCTGAGCTAGCGCACCGTGCCACTGTTTAACATAAGGATTTTTAGGAATCAATTGCTGTAGTTGGGGTAAAGTTAGTTGAGTCACTTTAGTCCTTTAAAGATAATTTGTTGCTTGCTATACCACTCCTGCCAGGCTTCTAGTTTAACCAAGCAGCTGTAGTACTCTGAGTAGTTGAGTGTAACTGTTCGGGCAACATCACTGAGCTTGGGGTTAGCTTCAAGCTGTTTGAGTTCGGGACACCGTTGCATGCTTTGCAAGCCTGGCGGCTCGGGCCAAGTTTGTTGAACTGGCACAACTGTGGTGCAACCAGTTAGTAACAGTGTTAAGCTAAGTAGTATAATTTTCATCGTGTAGCTGCCTTATTATGTGCATTTACAAACTCTGGTGGAATTGTACAACGTTCGTCCAGTTTAACTACCTCGCGGTCAATGTACTTGACCACAGTTTCGCCACGCTGTTTAACAATCTTGGTTTGTGTTACCAGCTTTTCACGTACTACTTCGTTGACCACTTGTGACTGAGCTTCGGCTGCCGCAACCTTGGCCTGTAGTTCTTGTGCAGCTTGTTGCCAGGCATTGTTGGCATACAACATTCCCAAAGTGTACAATCCCAGTGCTAGTACCACAGTGCCTGCAATGCTTAACACAGTCCGGTACATGTAAAGTACAGGCACACGGCTTAATCCCAGTGAGACCAAGCCTAAAATTGGTAGTAGATACCAGACAAAGTCTGGTGTAAATTTAAAAATCCAAAACATAGTGGCTTTCTGTAGACTCAGCCAGGTTGCCACGGCTGTGTGATTTTGGGGCCACTACCAATAGTAGCCAATGTAGCATCCTGAATGTTGTTGCTGGAATTTTTTGTTGTCATATCTTATACGTCCTATCTTATACGTCATATCTTATACGTCCGCAGTTGTCTCTTCATCCCAGTAGTACATCTGACCGTCATCAGGCGGTAAAAATGTAGACTGCACCGGCACCAGTGATGCTGTTAGGGTCTTCCGAATAGGCACCAACTACTACCGTATCAACATCAATTGCCACTGAGTATCCAAAAAGATCATTTACTTGTGCGTCACTGGCTTGTATCTTGGCTTGTTGTGTCCAAGTATTACCTGATCTGGTAAAAATGTAGGCAGATCCGGCATCGCTGATGCTGTTAGGGTCTTCCTGATAGGCACCAACCACCACTGTATCGCCACTAATTGCCACTGAGAATCCAAACAGATCATCTGCTTGTGCGTCACTGGCTTGTATCTTTTGCTGTTGAACAGGCAAAGCCCAATTGGGCTCAAAGTTTAATGTAAACGTTGAAGCAGCTGTTGTTGCAAGATTGACGCCATCGCTTGCTGTAAATGTGATGCTGAATGTACCTTCGTGATCGGTGTTTGTACTTGGCGTGATGGTAAACACATTGTCAGCTTGAGATATAGTAGCTGTATTACCTAATGATCCGCTAGTGACCTGATAACTCCATGTAATTGGAATTCCCTCTGGATCCGTAGCAATCAATGTGATCACAGTTGGCGTGCCGTCTTTGGCAAATAGATAATTTGCATCAGGGCCACTAGTGATCGATGGGTTGGTGTTGATTAGTGCAATATTGAACCAGCCAGTACCATTCCACATGTATAATCTGTTGTTTTCAACAACAAATGCCAGCGATCCTTGAGCGTTTCCCGCCAGCGGAAGTTGGGATAAGGTAGCATAGGTCTTGTTGCCCTGTAGTAGTTCAAGCGAGGTGGTTTGAATGTTGGCTGTTGAAATTTTTGTTGTCATGGTTTTCCTTTGAACACCTCGTAATTTTGTTGTAATCTGGCATTGGTGGGTTCGTGTTGCAGTGCAAGCTCAACTTGCTGGACTGCAACGGTTTGTAAACCCAGGTGGTGTGCTGCAATGCTGCACAAGTCATGTGGCAGCGACCCCCACACCTTAGGGTCCATTGTATACACAAGTTCTTTGTTGGCAATGGCTAGTGCGTGTTGGCAACTTGCGTAACACTCGGCCCACTGCTGAGTTTGATACGACAACATTGCCAGTGTGACCCAAGGCTCACGAGTGCCTGGTGCTTCACAGCAGCTGAGTCGGGCGTGCTTGACGGCGTTGGTGACATCGCCCAATGCCCAGTAGCTGTCCGACATAACGCGATAAGCATAAGCACGTTCGTTGTTCCAAGTTGCGCGAGGCAGTTTTAAATATCGCTCACAGGCTGCAATGGCTTCGGCCCAACGGCGGTAGAAGCTGAGTTCACGTGCGTAGTAAAAGGCATTGCGTGGGCAATGTGGGTCCTCTGTAACAGCCAGTTCTAGGAGATCAAGATACTGACCACGTGACTTGGTGTTGTCTGGGTGGTGTGTTACCAACAACATATCCGTGTGTGCCCACACTTCTTGTGTGCGTGCATCTGGTACTGGATACTCATGACAAGGGTGGTGCCAGTGATAACCACGGCGATGGTGAATCTTTTCGTAGTAGAAGCTAATACCACTGCCCCAGTCAAATTTATAACGCAGTCGTGTGGTATCGGACTTCCACACACGTTCAATTTCGGCTCGCCAGCCAGGTTCTAAGACCTCGTCTAAGTCTAAGGAGATACACACATCCACATCATGTGGAACCAATGCTAGTGCAGCATCTCTGGCACGATCAAATCGCCAGGGTTGAATTGAGATTTGGTGCACTTGTGCACCTGATTCTTGTGCTAGGGCTACGGTATTGTCTGTGGATCCTGTGTCAGCAATTACTATGTAATCTGCGTCTTGCGCACTGGCGCAAAAACGTTGGACAAATTGCTGTTCATTTTTTGATATTGCGTAAACTGCGATTTTCATTGGTTGGTTGTGTGGTTGGAAAATACCATTATATCAAAAAATACTGGATTTTGCAAGCCAGTATTTTTTGTGTTTGGTAAATTTTATATCAAGGCTGTTCAGGCCATGTCACTGTCCAAGGAAAGTCTGGTTGTGTGCTAATATCACGCAATGCTTGTCGGTATGCTGCCCAGGCTGCTTTGTTTACAGGCGCGTCCGCAACTTGTGTCCAGTCTGATTGGACTAGCAGGCTGTCGCGCTGTCCACGGACAGAGGAAGCTTGGCCCTCTTCCCGACTTGAAATCTCCTCGGGGGTCATGTCACGTACCGTCCAAACTTGGATCCAGCGCTGGTCCACTGTGTTGAACACTGGGCTACCTTCTTCTAGGACCTGCGTGTCAGTAAGGCTGGGCTGCGTAGAAAAAAACACGCGTTCCACGCCAAACGATGCCAGCAGCGTGTCGCTAGGATTTTTTGGAAAGCTGGTAGCAGGATTGGCTTTTTTCAACTGCTCAATGCTGTATGGATACTGCTTGACAGCCCCGTTTTCAATAAGTGCGTGCATTTTTATTCCTTATCCAAAATTATGAGTTCCAATGTGGATTGTTTTAATCCAAGGAGCAGCGTAAACCTTTCCTCCAGCTCTTTTCCACTTCTGACAAAAAGCATAGTCCTCGGACAAAAACTCGCCAGTCTTGGCATCCAAGCCTGTGTCAAAGTAGTGATGCACGAGAGTTTGGGCTGAAATTTGCCCAAGGACAGCCGAACCAAGCTTGCTGGCAGGGGTGCTCGATTTTAGGGCGGCAAAAACATCGCGCTTTATCAACATCAGTCCCGTGGCGACGCTTTCGACCTCCACGCACTCCTGCGTGCCCATTTGCACGTTTCCCCTAACGTAGTAGTCATAAACATTGGCTGCCAATTGTTGCGCAGAATCTACTTGCTTTGCCATGTTGAACACGCGCTGCCAGTCGATGTGCTTCTTGGCATACAAGCCGCCAATCAGGTTCTTATCGCTCTCCAGCATCTTCACCACACCGTGTGCGTCAAAGGCCACATCTGCATCAATAAAAAGCAGGTGGGTGCAGTCTGATTCAAGAAAGGCATGCGTGAGCATGTTCCGAGCGCGGGTAACCAAACTCTCGTTGGCAATAAAGTTGTGTTCAAACTTAATTAACTTGGAGAGGTTAAGCAACGACGAGGCATAGCCCGCCGTGCAGTTGCCGCCGTACATTGGGGTGGCGACACACAGTTTCATGCGACTTGGCGTTTGATAACGCTGAGCATAATCTGGGCCTTCTTCTGCTCCAACTTTTCAGAAGATAGCAGCGTGCGCAGTTGTTCAGTGAAAGCGGATAGCTCGGCCCGCTCGTCCGGCGGTAGGTTGCCAATTTCCTCTAGTGCGATAGTGTAGTTGTCAATGTTGATTTGATAGTGCATGACCTCTTGAATGCGAGCCTCCAAAGATGCAGTCAAGATTTCTTCGCGAGTTTGTGGTGTGTTTTCCATAATTTTCCTTTAAGAGATGATTTGTGTAAATGCTACCCCGTTGCTATTGCCTGTTGGCAACGCTGCAGCATTGGCATACTTTGTGCCAAAACCTGAGCCTGACCATAGATAAGCGCCTATAGAAGGGGATATGTTGTTGGCCACCGCAATAGCGTCTCCCGCAGGGCTGAACGCTACACCGTTGCCAGTACTTGCGGGAAGCGTTGCAGGATTAGCATACTTCGTGCCAAAACCAGAGCCTGACCATGGATAAGCGGTTATAAAAGGAGTTGTGGCGTGGGCCACCGCAATGTTTGCTCCATCAGGACTAAAAGCTACACCGTTGCCAATGCCCGTTGGAAGCGTTGCAGGATTGGCATACTTCGTGCCAAAACCAGAGCCTGACCATGGATAAGCGGCTATAAAAGGAGTAGTGTTGTGGGCCACCGCAATAGCGTCTCCCGCAGGGCTGAACGCCACCTCGGTGCCAGTGCCCGTTGGAAGAGTGGCAGGATTGGCATACTTCGTGCCAAAACCAGAGCCTGACCATGGATAAGCGGTTATAAAAGGAGTTGTGGCGTGGGCCACCGCAATGTTTGCTCCATCAGGACTAAAAGCTACCCCGTTGCCATTGCTTGCTGGAAGCGTTGCAGGATCAGCATACTTCGTGCCAAAACCAGAGCCTGACCATGGATAAGCGGCTATAAAAGGAGTAGTGTTGTGGGCCACCGCAATAGCGTCTCCCGCAGGGCTGAACGCTACACCGAAGCCAGTATTTGTGGGAAGCGTTGCAGGATCAGCATACTTCGTGCCAAAACCAGAGCCTGACCATGGATAGGCGGTTATGTAAGGAGAGCCGCCGTGCGTAACCGCAATAGCGTCTCCCGCAGGGCTGAACGCCACCCCGGTGCCAGTGGCCGTTGGAAGAGTGGCAGGATCGGCATACTTCGTGCCAAAACCAAAGCCTGACCATGGATAGGCGGTTATAAAAGGGGTATTGAAGTGGGCCACCGCTAGGTACTGCGGATACCTTACATCGCCTACAGTATTCCACGCCACCCCGTATCCAGCGCTTTTAGGGAGCACGCTTGGATTGGCATATTTCACGCCAAAACCTGCGCCCGACCACGGATAGGCGGTTATATAAGGGGAATTAGAGTGGGCCACAGCAATGTTTGCTCCATCAGGGCTGAACGATACCGCGCGGCCAGTGCCCGTTGGAAGGGTGGCAGGATTGGCATACTTCGCGCCAAAACCTGAGCCTGACCATGGATAAGCGGTTATGTAAGGGCTGTTATTGCTGGCCACCGCAATAGCGTCTCCCGCAGGGCTAAAGGCGACCCCGCTGCTATTAAGTGGTGGCAACGTTACAGGATTGGCATACTTCGTGCCAAAACCTGCGCTCGACCATGAATAGGCGGTTATGGAAGGGGTATTACCGTTGACCACCGCAATACTTGCTCCATCAGGGCTAAATGTTACTCCTGTTACAGTAGCTACAGGAAGCGTTGCAGGATTGGCATACTTCGTTCCAAAACCTGAGCCTGACCATGGATAAGCGGTTATGTAAGGGGACGGGGTTATGCTCATCGCAATAGCGTCTCCCGCAGGGCTGAACGCTACCCCGAAGGAAGAGCCTATTGGAAGGGGGGCAGGATCAGCATACTTCGTGCCAAAACCTGAGCCTGACCATGGATAAGCGGCTATAAAAGGGGTTGTGTTGTGGGCCACCGCAATAGCGTCTCCCGCAGGGCTGAATGCTACCCCGTTGCCAGTACTTGCGGGAAGCGTTGCAGGATTGGCATACTTCGTTCCAAAACCAGAGCCTGACCATGGATAAGCGGTTATAAAAGGAGTTGTGTTGTGGGCCACCGCAATAGCGTCTCCCGCAGGGCTGAACGCTACCCCGAAGCCTACGCCTGTTGGAAGAGTGGCAGGATTTGAGTACGTTCCAAGAAACCCACTTGGGCCCCAAGAGTAGGCCG